CGTATCCTGCAGCCTCTGACGCACTCTCGGACGCCGTATCCGATTCCTTCTTCTTAGACTTACGAACCTTCTTCGGCTTCGCCTCCAAGCCCAAACCCATCAAGATCTCCGTTGTGATCAACTCCACATCCGAGATCTCGTGCTTCGTCAACACCGTGTCCACGACCTTACGGATCAACGATACGATCGAGCTCATTCTACGATTGGTTGTGAAAGGTTAGGTTTGTTGGCTTCTCGATTGATAACTTTCTACGCTGGATGAGGGTATGTGCGCTTCCCCTCGAGTTTAATCACACTCTCCATTTCGATGTGCTACTCATCAATCCATTTTGATCATACATCCGAGTCTACATGTCACTCCAGTCCGTTCAGCCTGATAACAAAAAAAACAGAGAGGAGCCACCTCTCTGCTGTTGTGCTATATCCCCTTTATACCATTTAGTGCACTGGGGTAAGGTCGCTTGAGTATGGCTGCGACCACTCTACATATTTCTTTACACACTCATCAATCCATTTTGGTGAGTGTCCGAGTGAACATGTCACTCCCATCCAAACCATACACAATAAAAAAACAGAGGAGGAGCCCACCCTCTCTGCTGTTATGCTCTATCCTTGATTAATTGGATTGGGTGAGCACCAATGGTCGCGGAATAACAGGCTTATCGACCACTCTACCACCTATAGAGTTTTGTGAGTAGCCCCGCCTCGCTACAACACGAGTCATCGACGCCCACTTCTTTTCGATGTCCTGGCCGTGCTTCCACCTCATGCGGCCAATCTACCTCTATCTCTAGACACTCTTCGATCCATTTTGGTAAACATCCGAGTCTACATGTCACTCACAGACGAATCATCCACAGTAAAAAAACAGAGAGGAGCCTGATTTCCCTCTCTGCTGTTATGCTCTCTCCTAGATTAATTGGATTGGGAGAGCACCAAGGTCGCTGAAATATTAGGCTCACGACCACTCTACCACCTGTAGAGGTTTGTGAGTAGCCCCGCCTCGCTACAACACGAGTCATCGACGCCCACTTCTTTTCGATGTCCTGGCCGTGCTTCCACCTCATGCGGCCAATCTACCTCTATCTCTAGACACTCTTCGATCCATTTTGGTGAACTATGTCACTCCGATCCGTCCAGCCTATACAGACAAAAACAGTCCAGTCACACACAGTCTATACAGTTACATGTCCTCCATATCTACACCTGCCAACATTCGTTGTTCTACCCGTGATGGATGCCACACCTTCTTCGCCAACTCTTCAAAGATCGCCTCACAGCGTTCTGTAATGCGTTCTCGACTCTCTGCCTCGGCCTCCGCGTTCACACGGGCTGCATAGGCTGCAAGGGGCTCTTGGAATTTACGGTATGAAATGTAATTCTGTTCCGTTCGGAAGATATCAAGACCCTCCGGAAGAGTGTCAGGGAGAGTCGTCAGCTCATTGTGGACGCAATGTAACGCTTCCAGACCCGTCGGAAGCGTATCCGGTAGCCGGTTCAGCTGATTGTAGTCGCAATTTAGCTCTCGAAGAGCCGCCGGAAGTGTATCGGGCAGCGTCTTCAGCTGATTTTCGACACACCACAATTCTACAATACCCGCAGGAAGAGTATCCGGCAACCTAGTCAGCTGATTGTAGTCACAGTCGAGTACCCCAAGAGCCGCCGGAAGCGTATCGGGCAACGTCGTCAGCTGATTGTGGCTACAACCCAACTGTGTGATACCTGCCGGAAGCGTATCCGGTAGCCGGGTCAGACGATTGCGTCCACACGTGAACCATATGAGCGCCGCCGGAAGTGTATCGGGCAGCGTCGTCAGCTGATTGTCCCCACAATACAACTCCGTAAGACCCGCCGGAAGAGTTGCCGGGAGCGTCGTCAGCTTATTGTGGGTACAATTGAGTACCCTAAGACCCACCGGAAGAGCGTCGGGGAGCGTCGTCAGCTGATTGCCGTAACAAATCAACTGGGTTATACCCGCCGGAAGCTCAGGTAGTTCCGTGAGTTCAAGACGCGACAAATCGAGCGGACCCGACTTCCACGTGCGAACAACTTCTAGTGCGATCTCCATTGTATGGTTGAACTTTGTTCAAGGAGTGTGTGTCTCGCTTGATCGCTGTCTACGCTGGATGAGGGTATGTGAGCTTCCCCTCGAGTTTAATCACACTGTCTCGGTTGTTCTACATACTCATCAATCCATTTTGGTGAGTTGTCACTCGGATCCGTCCAGCCTATACAGACAAAAACAGTCCAGTCACACACACAATGTATACAGTTACATGTCCTCCATATCTACACCTGCCAACATAAGTCGTTCTACGCGCGACGGGTGCCACATTTTCATCATAAGTTCTTCTTGGATAGCCTCACACCGTTGGGTGATGCGCTTCTTCGACACTCGTGGGTCTACAGGGATCCGCCCGATCCACTCCCGGTCGGTCTCCACAAAGTTTCGCCACAGGTCAAGAGTAGTGAGCCTCCTGCTGATCGAGAGGTGTTGGTGGCTGGATAACTCGGGTACGCAGATCAGATCGTTTCCGGCAGCCTCGATCTCCACGAGGCTATGCGGTAGCTCGAACGGAAGGCGTGTGATACGATTCTCTCCGCAGGAGAGAAGAGTGAGACCTGGAGGTAGAGTATCCGGTAGCTCCGTGATCAGGTTGGCCCGGCAGCTCAACTCTATTAACCTCTTTGGCAGCGGAGGGAGCTCTGTGATTCGATTCCCCTCGAGATGGAGGTTCTCCAGACTGTCCGGAAGTGATGGAAGTGACGTCAGACAGTTTATTCCGCAACTAAGAGTGCGCAAGTTGGGAGGCAGCGGGGGCAAGGTCGTGAGACGGTTGACACCCACGCGGAGAACCTCCACAGTCTCTGGTATAGGAGGCAGCTCCTCCAAGGAGAGGCAAGACAAGTCCAGCACCATCTTGGTATCCCCCGTTTTGACCCACTCGCGGACCACATGGTGGGACACCTGTGTGCGGTACACATTCCAGAGTGGACTTTCCGGTAGAGTATTCCACGGAGGCGGCGTCGGAAAGTCCTTCCTGTATGCGTACGTTAGAAATCCTGACATTTTTGGGCTGAAAGGCTGAAGAGGGTATGTGCGCTTCCCCTCGAGTTTAATCACACTCTACCTATTTCTCTACACACTCATCAATCCATTTTGACAATGTCACTCCGATCCGTCCAGCCTCTATGCAAAAACAGTCCAGTCACACATACAGTCTATACAGTTACATGTCCTCCATGTCTACACCTGCCAACATGAGTCGTTCTACGCGCGACGGGTGCCACACTTTCTGAGCCAACTCTTCAAAGATCGCCGCACATCGTTGTGTAATGCGCTCTCGCCTGGCAATCGCATTGATACGCTCGACATAGTCCCAGAGGCTTTCCTCGACTTCACGCTCTGGAAACCTATTGCTCCAACACGCGAACGTTCTAAGACCTCTCGGAAGCGTCTCGGGCAGCGTCGTCAGCTCATTGAGGGAACAATAGAGTACTGTAAGACGTGCCGGAAGATTGTCGGGTAGCCGGGTCAGCTGATTGCCGGAACAATTTAAGTATCTAAGACTCGCCGGAAGATTGTCGGGCAGCTTCGTCAGCCGATTGTGGTAACAAATCAACTCGACAAGACCTTCCGGAAGTTCAGGCAGTTCCGTGAGTTCAAGGCGCGACAAATCGAGCGGCATGGTCGGGCCGCGCCACATGCGAACACGCTCTATGGCGATCTCCATTGTATGGTTGAACTTTGTTCAAGGAGTGTGTGTCTCGCTTGATCGCTGTCTACGCTGGATGAGGGTATGTGAGCTTCCCCTCGAGTTTAATCACACTGTCTCGGTTGTTCTACATACTCATCAATCCATTTTGGTGAGTTGTCCGAGTGAACATGTCACTCCGATTCGACACGTCGTATGCATTTTACATATCTTCCATATCCACTCCCGCCAACATAAGTCGTTCTACGCGCGACGGATGCCACACCTTCATCATCAATTCTTCTTGAATCATATTCCGACGGGCTACGGTTCGCTTTCGTTCCGAGTGGTCTGCTAATCTCTGAATATATCGTCGCATACCTTCTTGTGAGAATCGGCTCGGTAACCCGGTATCGCTACAGAATATAAATGTCAACGTGGAAGGATAGACATCTATATTCGCTAAATCAGGATTCGACGAACAATCAAGATACCCAAGAGAGGCTGGTAGTGGATCCACACATCGAATAGAATTATGATGACACATTAAATACCGGAGTGACGCAGGTAGTTTCGGCAGCACAGTCAACATGGTGTTACGACATCGCAGCTCGATTAAGCCATCCGGTAAGGGAGGCAATGTTTGTAATGGATTTCCCGAACAGTTTAATATCTCAAGACCCGGAGGGAGAGGTGGTAACGAATCTAACCGATTGTTGTCACAGTACAGACACTCAAGAGTCAACGGAAGTGACGGAAGTGACGTCAGATTTTCATTTCCACTGCATATAAGTATTTTTAGGGTCGGTGGCAGAGTCGGAAGAGTCGTTAAATCAAGTTGACTGAGGAATAACGCCCCGTCTTCCCAAACTCGTATTCGATCAAATGCCTCGTCCATTACATGTAAAAACAGTCTATTTGTAGCCAATTTTATGCACCCGCTCAGAATGTACGCCGCCGCTGTACCATCGCTTACTGAATAAAGTCCATACGCTCCACAAAGATCATGTCGTCCCGAAGCTGATCCGCAGGTACTTGATCCGGAGGATAGACACCCACAAATGTGACCCGATTCGACGTCTCCCAACGCACTCGGATGCTCACGTCATACGACTGACCCACCGAAATGTCGGGCGATGAGAACTCGAGGATCTTCCACCACGATGTACTCGAATCGGTCGTATCCTCCAGATACTGAAACGCTGCCCTCCGCGTATTGAACATCTTGTGCATCGTAACCATGTCGCCCGAACGGAATTGCAGAACAAGGTAGGCGTTCATTCTATCACTAATCTGGTAGACTCTGATCAAAGTACCCGATCCGTTTTCATTAAAACGGATTGATGGCCTACTTCACCGAATGTAGATCAGAAAATGAGCGTAGCACAGTTTGTCAACGCCGTCCTTGTGGATTCGCAGACCCAGCTGAACAAACTCTCGGCACAACGGACCACTCCTCTGACAGAACAAGACGTGACCGAGGTCGTTGCACAGAACATGGTATTTGTACCCAGCTCGATGCAGTATGCGGTTCTCCAGGGGGTATGTGGAAACTTGTATACCCAACTCCACGTGGACAACGACCGTATGAATACGGCCATGTCAGCTCCATCGAGGTCTATATCTGCACGAGGGTCATCTCCTATCCCAGCGGACGAGTCAGCCATCGACACAGACGACGAGATATATACCGAAACTGCAGAGACCGAAGCCGTCGTCGATGAAGCAGTGGACATGGACATTGACGTCGAGCACAACCAACCTGAGGTTCCGAGTGACAACCGACCTGAGGATGTCCCACTGCTGACTGATCTACAGCCACTCACTTTGGTCCTTCGTCCGGGTCATAACATTCCATCCTTTCTTATGTTCGGTATGATGAGTCTCGCAGTGGTAGGATGCACACTCGCACTCTGGACTTAGACCAACGAGTATTCCAAACAGGTGGTCTAAAATCCCATCCCTTCTTCATCGTCAAACGGTACCGCTTCGTTGTATTCTTCTCCATCGGCATTCCGAGCTCTCCGATCACCATAGTCGCCATAATCCGCTTCGAGGTCACGACCATCTTCACCTTGCGCCGCCTCCCCCTGGGCACCGTCATCTCGATATTCACGATCGTCGTCTCCGGGAGCAGCATCCTCTTTTTCTTCTTTGGCTTTCTGTTCTGCTTCCTTCTGTTCTTCGGCTTTCTGTTCTACCTCGGATTGAAGCTGTTTCAAAAATGATTCTCGGTCATCACGGGTAATAAGATACGCAGCAATCCCACGATCCACTAACTGTTTGGTAATCTCGCGCTGGGCATCCGGTAAGCGACGCATACGCTCTTTGAACTCTTCACGTTCTCGTGCTCGAAGAGTATCCGTAAACTTTTTGGCCTCGTCCGACTTGGCAAAATACGATCGCAACGTGAGATCCTCGGTCATGGCCCTCTCGATACTTGCTGCCAATGTCGCATCGTCCACAGCATACGATACAAACTCGATGAGAACTCCTCTCATATAATCTCGCAACAACGAGGCGTCTCCGGTAGCTCGTTCAACCGCCGGACGTGTCTCACGTATATATCGTCGAACCTCCGCCGAAACAGACGGTACCTGCGCCACCAAGATCATCCACTGCAATACGATTCCACGCAATAATTCGGCCGACTCGAGTTCGAGTACCTTTTTGAGAGGTTTGAAATCAGGTACTTTTTTGCGCAAACGAGCTCGAATTTCAGCGTCGGAAGGGATATACTCGGCAAGTGCCCCCGTTGCAGCCGTCACTCTCTCCGCCTTGGACGAGGGACGAATCGGGTCCACGATACCCAACTCGACTTGACGGAACGAGAACGGGGTAGAAGGGGTCAACCAAGCCGGACTTGGATCCCGACACCGAAACCGACTCTCCGGGACATCCGATATCGCTTCGGTTGGAGCCAGAAATGTCACATTCTTCGTGGGACGAACCAACGGTGGTTCAAAACTATTTTTAGGAGCATACGCAATCTCCACTCTCGATAACATATCCTTTGCCGCAGTGAGACGGTCTTTGAACACCGGGAGAAACTGCTTGGTCATCGAGGATAACAACACCTTGCGTACTGCCTTCTTGTCGTGAAGGATATTGCGCAACAAGATCACCGAAGATCCCCGAAACGTCGACGGATAGTTCTCAAACGTCTGAGCCAGTGCTCCCAATAATGAATCAACCAACGGAGCATCCGACGTATCCTCGGTATCCCGTGGGAATCCACGGAGTAACAACGGCTTCGATCCAAACGATCGCCGAGGAACCAGCTGTGGACGATGCGTCTGCAATAAAACGATCACCCCGTTGAAACCAAACAATGCCGTCACATATTGAGCATCCGACTGCTGTTTGGCAGTGAGTTTCTTACCGGCTAGTTTTGCGGTGATCTTGGATGATTCGGCACGAACATAGTCGAGAACCGGTTTCAACTGATCCTCCTCCGGAAGCACCTGCAGAAGTGACAAGAGCAAATAGAATATATCTTCCGACGGAGATTCCGGATTGAATAGACCCTGCAATTTTTTGAGAGATACCGCAAACGTAACATGTTCCTCCGGAATAAATGCCGTCTTACTAATTTTCGAACGATACTGGATCAAATGACCATTCTCGTCAAACTCGTCTTGGGCAACCACGATATCGCGAACACGCTCTCCACAATACTGACAGACATTGAATCCCGTCTGAACGACCGTCCATTTGCGAAGGAACGCATCATCCAACTCTCCACCCAGTAATTCGAGAGTGTGTTTGCACAACAAAAAGAGATTCGTATCCTTCTCATAGTAAATATTGCGGACAAGCGTTGGCTCTACATCATCCAAAATCACCCGGATGTCCACAGCCTTGTCTTCCGGTACCCTATCCTCATCCTGAAGGATCGCCACCAGAATCTCTCGAGTATCCGACGGCGGTAACCCGGGAGCAGCTTTCGGTGGATTCGGAATAATCTCGACACTATGATCTGTGAATCCAGACAACAACTGTTGATATGTTTTGATAATCGTGTCATCCGTACCCGGTGTCCACGGTTCTTTTCCTACAAAGGGTGCATCTTCACGTTCACGAAGAACAAACGCCAACGGGATACATCCTCCGCCAGGTCGATACTGCTGTCGGACAACACCTTTCCGATCGGGACAATCGGAGGCACCGTGACCATACCATCCACATACAAAGCACTTGGGCGCACGATAGATACCTCGACTCGCAAAGTCGTCAAAATCTGTAATGTACGAAGGTAAACAATCTTCGGCAGTACCCTCGATTGGCGGTGCCTCGGGCAAGATCACCGGAGGTGGGATCGCAATAGGACCCAGATTCCCAGCCCGAGTTAACAACAGTTTCGACACGAGGACACCTCCATCTATCTGAGACGTCAACCATCGTCGAGTTGCCATACCCGGAAACCATCGAGTCTGATATACATCCAACAGTACTTTGGACGGTTCATCCACGTCTCCTACCTTGAAGGGTATCTCGACGGGTGGAGCCCCTTCTTCGACGAGATCGACCGGAGGAAAGTTCTTTTTCCACAATGCCCACGGAATCTGAGATAACTGAATATCGTAGATCTTCAAATACGGAGGAGCTTCGGTATACGGGTTTGACGTTTTGGGAACTGCATGTTCCATGATCGCTTCGAGAGAAGGAAGGATTGTGGGAAGGTCTTCGGTTGTCTCAATACGAACGGGCTCTTCACGCAGACCCAAAAAAGGATGACCCTCCAGGGGAGAAGGGGGTGCAGGGTTCGGCACATCGATGATATACCCTGTAAACGATGCTTCATCCTGGGTATCGGGTCGAGGAACATGCTGAATACGAAACGTACCATCCTCACGGTATGCGGTTTTGGTGTACACGTACGGTCCAAGCGCAATATGATCCCCGATGTGTGCAGGGTATACAACTTTTTGTTCACCGCCTCGCTGAAAGATTCCACTTTTGGGTAGTGAATCCAGCATTTGAAGATAATAGTTCACCTGGAGTCCACGATCGTCAGCATACAATGGAAGCCATAGCCTATCCCAATCGTACAAGGTTGTACCCCCTGGATCTGTATTGGTATATTTGACCCACGGTAATCGAACTGGACGAGCGTCGACAACTTCTTCGAATCCTTCGGGGATTTCTTTCAGGATTCGGGAATACAGTTTCTGAAAGGCCTCCACTTCGTATTCTGCTTTGTGGATGACTGCCTTGGACAATTTCTTGTCTTTGGGGAGCAGTTTCTCGAATAGATCGGTCGTCTGCTCACGAAGAGTGAAAAATTGAAGTTGTTCGGGTCGTCGAATCATTTCGTCGAATTCAAATTCGTCGAGAACCTGGAATTCGGTCGCCGGGTTAAAAAGTAAGACATCCCCCTCCACAAGCGGTGGCTCCATTATAACTGGGACAACTCATAATTTTATAGAGCAGCAACACACGCGATTACAGAGCAGCAACACATGAATCACACCATTCTGTGATCGTGGCAAATACGTACGACATGATGTCTGCAGGAGTCTTTTCCGTGAGAAAGCGAATCTTCATTTCGGAACGGAGCGGATGAGGGACGTCATAGGAGACAAAGGAGCAGAGTCGAGAGTCATACAGCATTGCTTGAACAAGTGCTCCCACAGTGTGTCCACCAGACTCTGTAACAACTTGGTAGACATTCTCCTCCTTTTCGTGAATGACATCATTTTTTGTCCATTCTTGCACATTCTTTTTTACGATATTGAATGCGTCTTTGGCAATATCTCGAGCTGGAACTGCTCCGATACTTTCGACAACCATGTCAAACCAGTTGGGTCGATCGAGCTCGTTTCGCGAATAGGATCGTTGCTTGTAAAAGCTGTCAAACAGCTGTTCCGCATCTTCAAGTTCCGGATTGTCTGCGATGAACCGATCCTTGTCCACTACAGCCCGTTCCTCATCGATATGAAACGAGTACGTTGCGACACAGCAGTGCGACGACAGTGGGTTTACCCGAAGACTTGCCGTGATGTGAACAGACTCACCCTCCTTGGTTTTCAGAAAGTAGAGCGGAGTTCCCAGGTCACGATCGGTCAACAGAATGTCGGACCGACTCCCCGATGCTACGAAATCCGAACTATACAATCGATGGGTTCCTTCTGCTCTCAGGGTCAGCTTGGTTGTCCGAATGACATCCTCTTCTGTCGGTCGGACATTCACCGGAAGCAACTCGGTACGCAGTTTCAGCATCTCGTGAGGCATCAAGGTGGTGTTCGTGACGATATTGACATCCGCAACTTCCACAACAGGCATCTCATTCAAGAGAGTTCGCCGGAATGCATTCGCAAACTGCACAGGAACATTCTTCAACTCGAAGCGGACACGGTATCCGTTAGCGTCGACAACCTTTCCGGACAACATTGGTACAGAGTCAGACATTCGTTATCAATCTATTCGTTTTTATCTGTGTAAATTCTAATGTCTGCAAACCAGAACGTCCCGATACTCTTTTATAGTGAACGGTGCGCCAACTCCAAGGAAGTGGTACAGACGATTCAGGCTCTGAACAAGGCATCGCTGTTTCGGTTTGTATGTGTCGATACGACGCCTCGCCAGTATATACCCGTCGAAATCAAAAGTGTACCCACCGTGATCCACCCCAACACGAAAGAGATGGTCGTAGGAAAGTCTGCTATATTTGCCAAGCTATCGAAACCTGTCGAAAGCCGTCGTGAGATACCGCAGTCTCGTGCTCCGTCGACACCTGCCTCCACAGTACCTGCCGAATGGTCATTCACGTCCGTCAAATCCATGTCGACCGGTTATTCTAGCTTTGACGATACCACGGCACTCCCCGATGATCAGCTACAATATAGCTTTGTGAACGGTATCACCACCTCGGGTCAGCAATCGATCTTGTCCGATTCAGGGGTCTCGGAAGACACATCAAAACGCCTCGAGCAGATGCAATCCATGCGTGATAACGAGTTTAAAGCATCTGCGCGTAGATAAAATAATGGCGTCGCAGCTGAATGCAACCAAGGCATTTTACACTCAAGTGGGAGCCGTCGTGGACAATCTAATCGATATGTTTCCGGATGATGCAGATTTCCCAACGTTCAAGACATTTCTGAATCTGCTACAGCATACAAACCCCGCTCTGGTGATCAATACCTTCCACCAGAGTATTGCTCTGAAATTTGCTGATCAGATACGAAATCGAAATGAAAAGTTTCTCATCGACTACACGCCAGTCGAGTACGGTTCCGACGTCACCGATATCGTATCCAAGATCAAGAACTATTGGTCCGTCCTCGATGCACAGACCAAGGATTCGCTGTGGCAGTACCTGTACATTCTGATGGAACTATCCAAAAAAGCAGTCGTTTAGACAGTGAGTGCACAACTATACCTAATGGAGCTACAGCATGTTGGACTGGATACCGCGTGTCTCTACAAAGATACTTCCACCAACGGAAATTCCGGATTTGATCTCTACACTGTGTATGACACGGTGTTTCCCGCTGGAAAAGTGACGATGCTGAATCTATATGTTGCGGGAAAGACTGTATCCGGAAGTGGATATTGGTTGCTTCCGCGTTCATCCATGAGCAAGACTCCACTACGTCTCGCCAACAGCGTAGGACTCATCGACCCGGAGTACCGAGGATCCCTGATGGCCGCCATCCACAATACGGGAGATGCCGATGTAACAATATCCCGTGGAACGCGTCTCGTGCAACTTGCACTTCCATCGCTTGAACCATTTTCAGTAAAATGGGTCGATTCACTTCCACAGACGACGAGAGGAGCAGGAGGTTTTGGAAGTACCGGATAAATGTCGAACAAGCAAAGAATAGTGAAAGCATTGCGTGAACAAGTGTGGTTGACGTGGATGGGTAAGGTCTACGAAGCCAAATGTCAGACACGCTGGTGTAAAAATATCATCAGCGTGACGAACTTTCAATGTGGTCACAACATTCCCGAATCGAAAGGTGGCGCAACAACCTTGGGCAACCTAGTCCCAATCTGCAACAGTTGTAACGCATCCATGTCCAATACATACACCTTCGATCAGTGGAACAAACTTCATGCGCCTCAAGATTTCCGATGTTGTACACTTCAGTAGACTCATTGCGACGGTCTATTCAGCAGAGCATCCAGCGCCACGCGAACGATACCTAATGTAATTGCATTCCCGTACGATATACTCGTCTGATCCGCGACCTGAAGTGCCGAACGGCATATCGGACTCCCCGTTGTGATCATTCCACTCAAAAACCCGATCGCAGTGTCCGGAACGCAAAAAGTATTGTATATTTTTATGCTTGTGTAGTGAACCGTATATACCAGGGCAACCGAGAGAACGCTTTTTCCCACCGAGAGAATATCCATTACAAGTACTCACGTTTGCTTCTATCTATGGAACCCGCGCTTTGCGTAACGTGTTTGCAGTCCACCATCTTGACCTTCCCGTCAAACCCCATCGTAAAGTGATGTTCATGCAGGAACTCAAACTCAAAGCCCATGTCGTAGAGCTTGTCTAGAAACGCGTTGGCTGCCGGGATGTCGACTGCTTCCAATGGAAGACCAGCATCCTCACTAACCCACGTCATGTACTCACGACCGTTCTTCGTATCGTGGTAGAAGTACAGTACCTTCGGAGCCATACCGAGCAGAGCAAGTTTCGTTTGCACATGCATTTCCTTCTCGTACAGTTCCTTCGAATCGCTGTACCCCATGAACAACGACTTGGTCACGGTAAACTGCTTTCCCAACTTGCTATAGTGGACAGAATTGTCCGTGTCTGCAGAGATCAATTCTCCGAGAACATGCGCCATCTGTATGAGGTATGTGAGCTTCCCTCTAGTTGAATCACACTCGACCCGATTGTCTGCACTCGTTTCAATCCATTTTGGTTAGGCTGTAGCCTTGAGGAGACTTACGAGGGTGGGCTTCTTGTCACTCTTGTTGAAGGGGATGCCCTTGGCCGTCAATGCGTCACGAAGCTGTTTGATGGTCTTGGAGCCAATGTCATCCTCGGCAGCAACATCGGGAGCTGCCGCATTCTCCTCTACCTCCAGATCGTCGTGAACGCTTACCCTATCATCCTCCTGCGGGGCAGCTGCACCAACCAGGGTCTCGACGGGCTCGAGCGGTGGCATGTCGTCCGAGGCGTCCTCCGTCTCCTCGATCGGGAACTCTTTCACTGCCTCGTAAAAAGTTGGCGGTGGAGCAGACAGTGCTGACGTGAGCGCATTCACAGACTGAGTGATACGCGACTGCTGGACGTACAGCCATGCGACTAGGGCGGTCAACACGAGAACAACCAGAGCAAGGAGCGCGACAATACCGTAGAGAAACTCCATCTTTGTTGTGATACCGCACCAAATTACGAGTTTTTTAACGCTGGAAATCTTGATAACGCGGTTGTGTACAGTACATCGCGCGACGGCGTAAATAGGTTTGGAGACGATTTTATTTGTTTCGGAGAAGCAATGAGCAGTGTCGGATTCGGACCGTCCAAGAAAGGTCGCATTGCAGATTGTAGCATGATGACGCGCAACGTGCGGATCGTTGCGCAGGGTCAGGCAGACGCCTCGTATGTAGAAAATCCTAAGAAAAATCCCTTTCGACTGTCGAGTGCAATTCTAGGTGGGTCGCAGTACGGTTCTGCAATCATTGCTGAACAGAATAATGGCGTTTCAGCGCCGCCCACCCCGGATAGTGGACCGCAAACGTTCCCATCCACGTATGATTTATTTTCTCCGTTTAGTGTAGCGGAGTGGCTGTTGAATAACGGTTACTCTAGCGAATCGACAAATCCGGTTGGAATTACTATGATGACAGCATCTCCCTTCGTCCCAAATCCAGGGTCGCCAAGATCGTCTTCCTTCTACACGAAGTATGTAATCGACCTAACCAAATCATTCACACTAACTGCAACGTTTTTAACCAGAACTGGTGGCAGTCCACCGCTCGATGGATTCGCTGTGGCGATTTCGGCAGACCCTCGTAGGTTTGGCGGAAACGGGGGAGGATTGGGTATATTCGGGTCTAGCACTGGTTACCCTGCCACGACATACCCCGTACTTGCCGTTAAAGTCAATCCATATGGAACGCCAACCACATCTATAACAACCGCAAACACATTTGGAACACCACCGTCGGGAAGTGCAGTATCCATTGCTAGTATAGCAACTAGCATAACCAATACCAACAACCTAACCGTAACTGTTACTTTAGTATACGATTCTACGGCAAAAACTCTTGCATGGACTATAAACGACGGAACGAATAATGCTGCAAGGACATACACGAATGTAGACTTACCTGCCCTACTTGGCGTCGACAATGGATACGTTGGTGTGGGAGCTGGTGCAGGTGGCAAAATTCAACCCGTCTTTCTCACCGGAATGACATACGCACAGTAGATCTAATTCTTACCTACTTTTTCAACAAATCTTTGGGTCCGGACGGGCAAAAAGATTTTTTGGGCAAAAGGGGGGTAAACCGCCGGTTGTCGCGCATATCGATGGTCCCGACGAGATTGGGTTGTTTAACGCTGGAAATCTTGACGAGACGCGTGGTATCCCTTGTTTCCAGGACGGTAATACCACTCCACAAACCTCCGCCCGGCGTTCTTGTAAAAGTTCATCAATATTGCCGCACACCACACGCAATGCAACATGTGTGCCTTGTACATCGGATGCCGTCGACGTCTTCGCCACAACAGTTCCATATACAGTCCCTTTTCCCAACCTCCTTTCGGAAGACGAATGCGACCATGGACAGCCTCGTTTTCAGTATCGATGAGAACCAACAACGACTGTCGAATATACGTAGTACGCGAATCCATTTCTATTCGTCGATCCCGTCTAGAAATCTTCCACGTCCATTTTGATCACCATGTCCGCATCTTTCTTACCGACGCCCGGTTTACTGTAATTGGAAATCTTCCGCTCGAAAAAGTTTCCCTTCCCCTCCAGAGAGATCATCTCCATGAAATCAAAAGGATTCGTGGCATTCCACACTTTGGGAACACCGAGCTGAACCAACAACCGATCCGCCACAAACTCAATGTACTGAGACATCAAATCATTGTTCATACCGATCAGGTGACACGGCAGGGCATCACATATAAACTCCTTTTCCACCGACACGGCATCCTTCACAATCTGCTGTACAAGACTAGGATCGACCGCCTCTCGGAGCGTATGATACATAGTCACTGCAAAGATTGTATGCAGCCCCTCATCTCGTGAGATCAATTCGTTCGAAAACGTCAAGCCCTGGAGAAGACCGCGCTTCTTGATCCAATAAATCGCACAGAAGGCTCCACTGAAAAAGATACCCTCGACACACGCAAACGCAATGAGACGTCGGGCATAACTATCTCCACTCTCCACCCATTGGAGTGCCCACTGAGCTTTGCGCTGAATACACGGGATAGTATCGATGGCTCGAAAGAGTGCCATCTTTTCCGCACTGTCTTTCACATATTTATCGATGAGGAGTGAATAGGTCTCGGAGTGTATACCTTCAATCGAATTCTGAAATGCATAAAAGAGTCGGGCGACCGGCGATTGTACCTCACGCTGGAAACGCTGGGCCAGGTTCTCTTGGACAATCCCGTCCGAACCGGCAAAAAATGCCAGTACACGTTTAATAAAAAATTGTTCATTGGTCGAGAGCTTTTCCCAATCGGATTCATCTTTGCTAAAATCAATTTCCTCGGGAGTCCAGAAGGACGCGACCGCCTGTTTGTACAAATGATACAGCGGTAACTCCTCGGAGCGGATCGGAAATAGAGTGTATCGCTCACCGTCTGTCGAAGAAGAGGGGTCGAACATCTATATATATGCACGATATTTACTATTAAATGCTTATGTCGGGCAAAGAATAAGAGGCGGATGAGTAACGTCAATTTCTTAACGGGGGTGTTCCACCCGCAGTACACATTTGATACAACAAATGGTGTTCAAATGCGTCTCGATACATCTCTAGATGGAAATGTGACGATGGGTGATTCATCTACAAATTATTCACTGACAATTGATGGGATATACATAACTGGCAGCGGCGGTACCCTCCAGATCAGCAGCGATGTCTACCTCGGTGGAGGATTAATCGCATCCAACATACTTCTTCCGACCGGAAATATAGCCGTGGCAACTGGAAATATCACGGCAGGAGGAAATCTTCTTGTAGAAGGGACGTCTCGATTCGGAGGTGATGTCAATATAGGAGATCTCACCACAAGCTATGCACTTCTAGTGAACGGTCTTCCAGTTGCGTTGGGCAGAGATGTATCGCGTTGGGCAGACTATCCTGCTAAAAACAACGTCGATTTGTCGGGATACTCGATTACATCCTCCACAGGAGGAATCACGCTCAGCGGGTGTGTCTACGCACTTGGAAATATTGCGATCCCGTCTGGAAATATCGTCCTTGCGTCTGGAGATATCGCAGTGGGGGGCAGTCTTATCGTAGAAGGCGCCACTCGACTAGTCGGACCAACCGTGATAAATGATGTACTGTATGCAGAAGGCGGGATAATATCGTCCAATATTTCAGTCCCAATTGGAAACATCCTTCTTGCCTCTGGAAATATCGTCACGAACGGAACCCTTTTTGTCGGAGGAAGTGGGCGATTCGATGGAAACGTCAATATTGGAGATCTTAGTACAAACTATACTCTAACGCTCAACGGGGTCTCTCTTAGCAGTGGAGTTTCATCCATTGCTGCTGGAACCGGTATCACATTGAGTGGAACAGCCAGTACCCCGATTATAAACAACGCTGGAGTTCTCTCGTTGACTGCCGGAAACGGTGTCACATTAAGTGGAACAGCCAGTACCCCAATTATAAACAACGCTGGAGTTCTCTCGTTGACTGCCGGAAACGGTGTCACATTAAGTGGAACAGCCAGTACCCCGATTATAAACAACGCTGGAGTTCTCTCGTTGACTGCCGGAAACGGTGTCACATTAAGTGGAACAGCCAGTACCCCGATTATAAACAACGCTGGAGTTCTCTCGTTGACTGCTGGAAGTGGCATATCTTTATCGGGTTCGAACTCGAACATAACGATAAATGCAATTACGGTACCCCCACCATCCGGAACAAGGTTTGCAACATGCTTCATACCGTATGAGCAAATTACACCCGAGATATCCAACGTGGATACACTGTTTGATGTAGGAACCATATACAAAAAATTACAGCAACCTGGTGATCCAAATCCGCCCGTACCGACAGGTATCGGTCAGGGAGACAAACAACCTATAATCGATGCGTTATTTAACAACACAACAATCAATGGAGTACTTGTCACCGTGTATCATTCCGTATACATGTACATAGCCAGTGGTTCATACACTTGTTACGGAAACTTTCAATTGTTTCTCACGGTAAACTCAAATCAGTCATTTCCGACTACTCAAGTACCGTTGCTTCAGCCGCGAAATTATACCTTTATCACAACAGGCGGCCCACAGCCCGTATCTAGCGAGAGTGTTGGAAATGCAGTGACCGTATCCACTCAGTTTAAACTCTACAGAGGAACAGATTATGTTGCGGACCCATTATCTCAGGTCCTATTACAGGTCCAGGGCTATTTTCAGCCTCCTATACACCAAGATGGCCCAGCCACTGGAACAAATGGATTTTATGTATTTAATTCGTACTCCAATAGCCAGTCGTCCAGCAAACCTCAGATTATATACGAAGCGTTTTAAACTAGACATGAGCAATCGACATTTCTTACGTAGCGACTAAATATATGACTCCGGACGCATATCATCCCACGAAATACTTTCGCGGTCTCACTCGCAAAAATAAACGACTCCGTGCGTCTGAAATTAAGAAATACGGAGCACTGTCGTGGAAAAATCCGGCCGCCTACGTGGGATTCCGAACGGATCGAGGTATACATACTCGAAAATCCAAATATACGCAGTCGTGGCGTACCCTCTTTCCCGACGCGCATTCCCTTGCATCGAAAGCAAAAGCTACAGGTGTTCCACTCAAGTATATCAAAGAATCCTACAATCGTGGAATGGCTGCCTGGAGAACCGGACATCGCCCGGGGGCAACTCAAGAACAGTGGGGATATGCTCGAGTCCACTCCTTTTTATTGTGCGGCAAAACCTATCATACCACCGATTCGGATCTAGTACGCAAAGCTGTCGCCGCCTCGGACACGGCAAAACAGTGGTGGAAACGCCGAGGGTGCTAATGCTGTTTCAGAGTCTTTCGGAGTCTCTTGCGTAACGCCATTTTTTGTTTGCGCGTCATCTTCTTGGGATCATACTTGAAAAAGAACCTCAAAAAGTCTGGGCTCTTTTTTGTTGTTTTGTTACGCAGTGCCTGAGTCTCTGCCTTCATGTCTTGGAGTGTCTCCTGTTTTCCAAGACACTCAAGAGGGGTCAACAACTCATACTTTCGTTGTCCCGCATGGTTTGCCAGGTCCACGAGACGCTGCGCAATACACACTAACCGATTTGCATCAAATCCCTCTAGGAAGTGAGCATCCGCATACACAAACGCAAAAAAGAACTGAAGCAACGTAGGAATCGATGCCACCCGTATACCGTTCTGCATTTCGTGGAAACTATGACAGGCCATGGTCTCAAAGACCCGCACCATCAGTTTTCCCGTCGACTTTTCAATAATGTCGGCATGTTTCGGAAGTAACTCTGCATACTTTTCACGAGCCACCACCTTGGTTCGATTCCCAAATAACTCGGAGATGTGTAGAGCATACTCTTCAAAATGCTCCGGAGTTACCAAAATATCCACCGGAATATGCCAAAGATTGGAACGAGATCCAGAATGAATGTCTTCCGCGTGAATTCCCAGGAGAATCACCTGTTTGGTTCGGAAAAAACGATCAAGTACGTCACGGTCATTGGTAGCTAATTCTGGGTTCACTTCATTCGACGGAACGCATCCTACCGGATATTCCTTATTGAGCAGCATTAATCGCTTGTACACCTTTGTCCACCGAGATACGTCTCCCTTGGGTCGTGACAACTCTAGGTACATGGACATGCGCAGGAAATTCGGACTCACGTAATGAATCTTGTTGCGAACGATATTCTCGTTCCAGAGTTTCTTGAATATAGGGGACTCGAGAAAGGTGATATCCGCAACTCCCGTAAAGTCAACAAAGACTTTGAACGTGGATAAATGAGTCCCCGGTTTCACTTCAATATTTTGGAATCCAAGTACGTGAAACCGGTCTGCCAAACGCATCGCATGAATCTGTGGAGTCTCGGAATAAAAATCATAATCGGGAATATCGTAATTTGGATCGTAGAATCTATTCTTCTCGGGTAACAGATTGTTGATGGCTGTACCACCGTAACAGAGAACTCTACTTTCCTGAATAAATTCTTCTACCACACCGAGTATCTTCTTGATCGATGGACTGGTCGCAGCCTCTCGATCAATTATGTTTTGCGCTTTTTCAGCAAGAGATTCAATGTCCATTTGTCTGTACCGAACAAAATGAATTGGTATAGAACCTTTTTCTGGGAGGTGGGTAGTAATGGAGAAGAATATTGAGCGTCGTCGTCGCACAAAGAGCGGTGAGGCAGCGCCCCCGCCTTCGGATACGAAACCGACAAAACGGTACAACACCCGAGGATCGTCCAAGACCGATGCAGTTCGGTGGGTAGACGATGATACGCTGCAAATTACCGAGAAGGCAGCGGCGCCTCCCGCTCCCGAAGACGAAAAGATCATCCACGGCATCTCTCTTCCCAAGGAAGTACCCGTCTCGGTCAAGATCCATATTCACGCCAATTCGAACACCGAGGATGAATACGACGACGAGGATTCCGATGAGGATGACTCGGACTACGACGACGAGGATGAGGAAGAAGACGACCGTTACAACCGTCGAGACCGAAAGGACGAAGAAATGATCACACAGCTCTTGGCTCGATCGTTCGGTGCTTCCTACGGTCGAAAGCGCAGTTCCGAACCACCCATCCTGTTTGTGACCTCTCGGGAGGATAGGGACGACGAGGAACGCGAGACCCCGATCCCACTCACGGTCAAAGAGCGTCGTTACCTCGACAGTCTATCCAAGACCAAATACACCCGGGCGTTGAAACAGATGAAGTCGGTCGTAAAGCATCTCGGCGATACCGATATTCCCTTCAAGTTCCAAATCCTTGATCTCGATACCACCGATACCATCCGAGCCCTACTCATCCACAAGGTCGAGACGATCAACCGGATGGGACACGAGAGCGGCGAGTCTCAGAAACTTCGAGTATGGGTGGAAACGATGCTCAAGGTACCCTTCGGTAAGATCGTTCCACTTCCCGTGACGATGAAGGATCCGGTCGAGAAATGCGCCGAGTTTCTGACCGAAGCGCGAAAGAAACTGGACAAAGCAACCTACGGTATGGAGCCAGTCAAGATGCAGATTCTCCAGATCGTTGCGCAGTGGATTAGCAACCCTGAATCGATGGGCAACTGCATCGCCATGCAGGGTGCTGCCGGTGTTGGCAAGACATCCTTTGCTCGAAACGGGATTGCGTCTGTTCTGGGACGACCATTCATGTTCTTCTCTCTGGGTGGTGCATCCGATATCTCTCACTACATTGGACATTCCTACACATACGAGGGATCCACCTGCGGACGCATTGTGGACGCCATCATCCAGTCCAAATGCATGAACCCAGTCCTCTATTTTGACGAACTCGACAAGATCAGTGGCACTCCCCACGGCGAGGAGATCACATCCATGCTCATCCATCTGACGGATCGGTCGCAGAACTGCCAATTTCACGATCGGTATTTCGCCGGGGTCGACTTTGATCTCTCCAAGTGTCTGTTTGTCTTCTCGTACAATGACGAGAGCAAGATCAATCCTATTCTCAAGAACCGCATGACCATCATTCAGTGCCAGGGATACAAGGACCACGAAAAGAAGATCATTGTGGCAAACTACATCTGGCCCGAGATCCTGCAGCGGGTGGGAATCAAGTACGGAGAGCTTGGAGCGACCGAAGCCGCTGCCGAACACATCATTCGAACCTATTCGAAGGATGAGACGGGAATGCGATCACTCATTCGGGTTGTGGAAACGGTCGTCTCACGCATCAATCTGATTCGGATCTCGGATAAGGAGGTGGCATCCAAATACAAGTTCTATGTTCCGATCGTGTTTCCGATGGTGATCGACGTACCCACCATCGATAAACTGTTGATCGATTACCAGCCCAAGGAACCCGAACGGTGGAGGGATATGTATGCGTAGAATACTCGAAAGGCCATTCGCCTCAGTACATAAATGAGTGAAGTACAATTTGCAAAAAGACACATTCGGAATCGTTTTTCACTGATGGTCTTACCCTCGATCTCGGGGGGTCTGTGGAGCGTCTACGAGAATGCCCAGAAAGTGTGCGAAACCAATGGTCAACAAGATCAGACACTCAAGACGTTTCAGAATCTACTCGTGTACATCCCGAAATGGGATGAGACTCGACTGAATGCCGAGGTCGATCGTATCCAGGTGGCATCCGGATGTTCTTATCTGGAAGAGCTGCTCACTGCCACATTGATTACCTATCTTCGAGCATTTGCATCCGTTCAGTATCAGAATCAGACCGAGATTGAAGTGGAATTCGAACGCCCTCCGCTGGGTCGATTCATCCACGAACTGTACAAAGAGTCGGCGAGACAGTGTTGGACCCATGCATATCTATTCAAGACGTATCGTACCACCACCGAGCAACAGGCCCGAAATCGTCGGGAGATTGATACCATTCTGGATGCAGCATTCGACACGACCCTCGACTCGTTTTTGCCATGGAAGACAATCGTGGACAAGTATTTCAAAGAGTCAACAGCGCCACCGGTGACCATCGAGCCCACGACGTTATCGACGAAAGGTGGAGTTCAGTTTGCCGAGCCAGAGGACGAGGACGACGACGAAGAGACCGAGGATGAAGACGAGAAACCGGCACTTCAGTTTTCCGATGAGCCGGTCGAGTTACAGGTGGATGATCTGTCTCCGGAAGACAAGGAAGAGGAAGTCACCAACTTGGTACCCTCGGATGAACTCGTTCTAAAGCTGTGAAGGAAGACCCCTTTCTACAATAAATGATCGATTGGACAGTTGTGCTCGTGGTGGTCTTTGCCGTCGTCGTAATCTATGTCGTGGAGAGATATACTCGTCAGAAACCTGTAGAGGTCTCGGATGCTCTGAAACTGGGTGCACTCGGAGGAGCAGTCACCGGGGGTGTCTTATACACGATTGGTGAAGGAGGTGGAGCAGCGACGACGGAACTGTTGGATGCCGCTACCTCTGCTGCTCAGGATATGTTTGTAGGAAAACCGTCTTTTTAGACCGCTGACCATTTTCAGACACGGTTCGAAACGAGTTACCCAACTAATCCTTTCGAAACCTGTGCATCCGCTCTTCGAGACACATATCGTCCCACTCCAACTTGGACACTTTTTTCTCGCCACTTCGCATCGTGCCTACCCAAACCCCGGCCTTTCCTCCCTCCTCGGACCATTCGTTCTTGATCCAACACGATGGGTACTTGGTAATAAGATGCTCAAGCATCTCAAAATCGGGCATCGAGCGGCTCCAAAGTTTCATGTACACTCCTTCTACACCCTGTTCAAAAATCTTGTTTGCCCACTCGGGGGCGAACTTGAATCCGCTCATGATGTCTGTGAGTTCATTCACGTTCGCGGTAATTGTCAGATGGTTCCAGCAGTCGTTCGGCATTGTATGGAACAACACTTCCACGTTTAAATATGATATTTCCGCGGTCTTCCCAGCTTTATTGCGCCATCTCTATGCTGTTTAGCGGTGCGTTGTGCGTGACAATTAACACACACGAGATCGCACTTTGAGACTTCATTATAGAACGTCTCATCCTTGTTACCCAGCAAGTGTGTAACATTACACTTCTTATCTGCTGGATTTCGGTGATCCCAGTGAAACATTGCATGAGTTTCCTCAGTAACCACGATTTTACAATCCGCACATTCTCCGCGTTCCATCATCGCATTTCGCTGCCTTTCTTTACCAAGAGCCTGTCTCGGAACTAAAGTTTTGAGAGTTCTCCTGGAATGACATGATTTACATTCACTTCTTACACTTCTTTTTGACTTATAGAAGTTGTCTATACTCTTCGTCTCTTTACAAGTTGGACATTCTCGCGACATATCTTTTTCGGATGGGGTTACATCTCCATGATTTTCCGCCTCTATTTTTGGCAGGGTGGTAGACAGTGCGGTAGCCAGTGCGGTAGGCAGGGTGGTAGACAGTGCGGTAGGCAGTGCGGTAGGCAGGGTGGTAGACAGTGCGGTAGCCAGTGCGGTAGCCAGGGATGTAGACAGTGCAGTAGATACGGCGGTAGCCAGGGGTGGTACATCTCCATGAGTTTCCGCTTCAATTTTTGGCGATGAAACAGATGTAGTTATCTTCTTGCAGGTACGCCTGTTGTGTCCCTCTTGCATACAGTTAGAGCATGTCTTCATTTTGATGTTTGGGTCTGTTAAAATTCACGAGTTCGTTTTTGGTGAAACCGCTTGAGGCTTTCGTCCTAATTTTCCACTACGAGACAGGTCTCTCCGGATGGGATTTTTTCCATGAAGAGGTACGGTGTTCCCAATTTCTCCACCTGTGTCCGAGGAACTGCGGTGGATTTACAGTATCGGGTAATCGCCTTGTACAAGTGGAACCCCTCATATCGCTCGTGGGTATCCTTTGTCGCCAGATCGCGAAATAGAATAGATGTTCCATCCGGTAACGTAGTCCACTGCATAAGGATTCGAAAGAGCGGATCCGCACTATACTCGTTACAGAGAGGTCCCAACGGAAAACAATCCCAAAATAGAGATGTAGCCAATCGTACCAAGTCAAACGACGCGTTCGGCTTTATCTGTGCATACTTGGGATTGTAAAACGGTTCGATATTGTACTGTCCACCTGCTTCTTCTTCCTGATCAAACTGATTCGACATGAAGAAACGCGCATCACGCATTCCCGGCAACTTTACAGAAAACGTCGAGCGGTCGAAATCGATAATCTTGAGCACATACCCATACGTGGGAACTCGATACTGTTTTCCTCCGACATTGTAGTACAGATATTCTCGCGCAGTGGATACGTACATGACATTATTCACATGCAGATCATTATGCACAAATCCAAATGTCCGCTGCGCAAAGGTAAGTGCAAACACCACCTGAGCAATCCAGGCAACCCGCTTAAATGATTCAACATTGTTCTTGAAGAGCTCGTACAATGTTCCTTCACATTTCTGCATAACAGTTGTTTGTACCGGAACATCGTGAAAGATAGCTTCCGCAAACTGTTCGTCCTCTTCCTGAAACCCAACCCCTTCTTCGTGGTCACTCCCATCCGAAGAACACGTATGTACCGCAAATACATAACTCGTAGACACACTGTCGATCTCATGTTCTTCCGTATCCATATCGAGAGATGCCGTGTCCGACTCTCCATCACTCGTGGTATGACTCGGGGCAGACAACTCTTCGGCGACCAACGTTGTTTCCTCTCCGAGGGTTATCGCCGGGAGTGCACGTAGTTTCAGATCAAAAAAATGCCCCAGATTCGGTAGAAACCACGGACGCTCCGATAACTCTTCATAATCATCCGAAATATCGATCGAATGCTTCACAGCGATCCCCGAAAATGTTCCAAATACCAACGGAAAGTGGATACACTCGGACTCGGAGAGTATGATACTTGCGAGAGCACCTACATAGGCTGCATTGTGTGGAGACTGGATACGACGAAACTCTTCCGGGGCAGTCTCCTTCTCACACGGAAGTCCCGATGTACCAAATTCACCCCGCATCAGCTGAAATGCCGGTAAAATCATGGTGGTTTTCCGGTGTACAGATATCTCCACTCCGTCGACATACACAGTATCGGATCCACCGATCGTCTGGATACTCTTTTTGAGGCGAATACCAAATTGATAAGGAGTTCGAATTGTCTCGAATTTAAAGAGTTCTTCCAGTGACGGAAAAAAAGATTGAATCCGGCGAATGTTCCAGTTCTTTTCAGCGCTCTCTCGCAAGGATTGCAAGTTGGGAATCCGAGTTACGTCCAGAGTCACGGTCGATGTACGGAGGTCTGGGACCGGCTTGGGCATATTATGTAAACCCTCCGACGGAAGATCCACGTTTTTTACGATCCGAAGGATGCTGCACCTTCGGCGGAGGGATATACGATAAACTCAGATCCACAATCGATCCATATTTTGGAAACACCTGCTCGTAAAACGGGGCTACATACTCGTGAAACAAAAACTTGACCTTCTCACCCAAGGAATCCACAAAGAGAAAGACGGCATAAATGAAAAATAAGCCAGTCGCATATGTATCCAAGAGTCTGACAAACTGAGCATGGATCGGAATGATCGGAAACAATTCATTCATGATTATGCTGGTCCAGAATGTTAGCACGGCAATCGACATGATCTGTACAGTCAGTTCCGACACTTTATAGGTCACCGACTTGTCTTCCCATTCAAGACCAACATCATGATACGGTTCGTAGGTATCAAACAAATAATAAAATACAAATGATACCAACGTTCCCAGAAAGGTGTATACCGCAGCCAGAACGGCGATATTCAGAGTCAGACGGATCCCGTCACTCCATGAAATATTCATCGGTGGATGTATCGTGTACGCGTATTTCATTGTGTATGATAATAGAAATATCTTGTAATGGACTTCAGTATACGTAAATTCAATATGGCTATGCTGAAAGAAAGAACAGCCGTGGACTCCCACAAATCACCCATGATTGTCATTATCGGGAAAAAAGATACCGGGAAATCGTTCTTGGTTCGTGATATTCTCTACAATACTCAAGAGTGTTATCCCATCGGGACCGTCATTTCGGGAACCGAAGTAGCCAATGAATTCTTTCAACATATGGTTCCATCTCGTTTAATCTACGACAAGTATTCACCCGATATTATCACGAAAGTGATTCGTCGTCAACTCATGCTCAAACAACAGCGAAACAATGCCCGAATCGCAGGGGGAAGTGAAACGACGATGGATCCCCGAGCATTTCTAATCTTGGACGACTGTTTATACGATAGTACGTGGATTCGTGAAGAATCGACTCGATACGTCTTCATGAACGGACGACATATTGATCTCACCAGCATGATCACCATGCAGTACCCCCTCGGTATTACCCCCAATTTGCGCACCAATGTCGACTTTGTGTTTATTCTTCGCGACAATTACCTAAAAAATCGTCGAATCCTCTACGAGAACTATGCAGGTATGTTTCCCACGTTTGATATGTTTTGTCAGTTCATGGACCAGTGTACCGAGAACTACGAATGCCTGGTGATCTGCAACGGCGTTCAGTCCAACAAACTGGAAGATCAGGTATTCTGGTACAAGGCCAGTGACCATCCGTCGTTTCGATTGTGTGCACCCTCGTTATGGGTCGACAACAAACCCTTTACCTCCACCATGCTCGGATCCACCGAATACGATCCATCCAAAGTGGCCACCAAAGGTCCATCCATCTACGTGAAGAAAACAGACGATAGACTCTAGTCACATATCTTCCATATCCACGCCCATCAACATGAGTTTTTCCACTCGCGATGGGTGCCAAACCCTCATCATAAGCTCTTCGCAGATCTGAGAACACCGCTGGGTTGTCCGTTCTTTGGAGTCCCGTGCGTCCAGTGCATTCACCCGAGCTATAAACTCACGAATAGACTCGTACGATTGTTGTACCGGCATGGAATTGAAATCATTTTTCAGACGGATAAGTCCGTCTGGCATCACGTCCGGAAAGCATGTCAACTTGTTCCTATTACAATACAGCGTTTCGAGTCTCGATGGAAGCCGATTCGGAAGAGATGACAATCGACAATTGTCTACAAACAGTACTCGAAGCATATCGGGGAGAGTCTCGGGCAATATTGTGATTGGATTGTCGGTACAGTCGAGCATCAGAAGTTGAGGTGGAAGAATCGGTAAGGTCTTGAATGCATTCTTTTTCATAACGATCGACAGGAGTGTGTCAGGTAGACTCTTCGGAAGTGTAGACAGTCTATTTTTAGAACAGTATAGACTCTCAAGAGTCGCCGGAAGACGTTCCGGTAATGACGTGAGCTCACACTCGGAACAATGAAGTCTCGTCAGTGTATCGGGTAGAGTCTCCGGGAGCTTCCGGATCGGATTCGAACTACAATACAGCGTCTGAAGACCCGATGGAAGCCGGTCGGGTAAGGATGTTAGCATGTTAGAATCACAGTACAGATGCAGAAGACTGTCTGGAAGAGTCTCTGGCAAGGATGTCAACCTATTTCCGTAACAACATAACGTCACGACACCCTCTGGAATGTCGGGAAGTTCCGTGATACGCAGATATGCTATATCTAAAGTACCGGCCGGGTTTCCACCGGTTGCACGAAAGAATCGAATCCGTTCGAGTGCATACTCCATAGTCACATCTCTATACGTGCGTTCAAATCAATCTGTTTCGTTAAGTTTGCACTTCAATATCCGGAGGAACCTCTGGATTTTGTAGATCATAAAACTCGGTATACTCACGGGCAATGACGGTATCATCCCAAATACGGAAAAAATACAGTGTCCCGAGACGTCCACGATAGGCACCGGCTACATCCATAGCCGACGCAAACATAAACTGACCAAGCGGCTTTCCGGTCGATTTTTCCTTGTAATACCGCTGTGTGTCCATGTTGTATTCTATGGTATATTCATTCGAAAACGGCTTCACGCGTCACGGAGTGCTCCCTCCGAAGGGTGTACCGCAGGAGCAGTCATGACCGTCGTCTCTGCCTCCGCCTTGCTGTTCTCGAGCTTCTGACGAGCATTCTGCTCCTTCTGAGCCTGGATAGCCGCCTCACGCTCTTCGGCGAAGAATAACTCACGGTTCGCCTCGTTCTCCTTGTACTTGCGCATAATCTCATTGAGCTGTGCGTTGGCATACTCGACATTCGGCATCATGTGATCCGATGGATCCCACGGCAGCCAACATCCCATTTTTCCAATAACGATATTGTCCTTCGGGTACTTGCGCTGCAGAACCTTTGACCACATCTGTGCCTCCTCAAACGAGGGGAATGCTCGACGCACCTTGACGCCACGGATATTGCACTGGAACCCAACCTGCTTGTCGAACGCCTCTTGGACCTCGCGCTCGTGCTTCAGTAGAAACGTCGCATATCGATCCCCAATATCCGACGCCTTGATCTCGTCGCGGTGCACCTTCTCAAACTCGCGCACATCACCCAGAATGTCGTCGATCTTGATAGAGTACTTTTTCGACAGGAATGCCATGAAGCCATCCAGACCCTTCACCTTCCAATCGTAATCTGTCCACTGCATGAACTTTTCAAAAAAGAAGTGCTCTTTCTGCTTGACAACCTTCTCGGGAGACAAAAATGACGTGACGACATATCGCTGGTTGGGGAGCTCCGGATCCTCGTCAAGGTAATCGACCACCTCATCGTTCTCATGGGTTGGAAGAGTCACACGCTTGGCCATTTGTATTGCATATGGTCACTATTCCTAAATATGTAACGCAGAGCCGCGTACCCGCGTATAAAATTCTTTGCCTGAATATAAAATGCATTGGCTTATGTCCCTCTTCACTGCGGCGCTTTTCTTTGTTCTGACTCCGGGTGTCCTCCTGTCCCTCCCTCCCGGGGGGTCCAAGCTGGTGGTCGCCGCGACCCATGCAGCCGTGTTTGCACTCGTGTGGCACCTCACGCACAAGATGGTATGGAAGTTTCTGTACCCCAAGGCATAAATGCCCAAACCGTACTCCTGGAGAATAGGGAGCTTCGATATGCTTCCCATCGTCTTTGGAACTGCAATGGCCCTGATTGATGTGGTCATGATGAGCACCCTCAAAATGATCCACGGCGGTACCGTATCGTCGTCCTGGGGTCTCCCGTTTGCTGTGGGTATCTATGCTCTGGAACCCCTTCTGTTTCTGAACGCCATGAACTTTGAAGGAATGGCCGTGACCAATCTCATTTGGAATCTCATGAGCAATATCGTCGTCACTGCACAAGGTATATTCATATTTGGTGAATCGGTTCGAGGGGTACGCTGGGTAGGAATTGGAATGAGTTTGGTGGCCCTCGCATTACTTGCCTACACTGACGATAAGTGAAAAAATGTGCGATATCTAGTATAAACACAAATGGCCGACAATGCGAAACCCGCCCCCCCTGCCGCCCCGATGTTTGGAATCGATATCGCCGACCTTGTGAAACGCCTCATCAAGTACGCTCTGGAGGGTCTCGCCGTCGCCGTGGCCATGTACCTCCTCCCCGGCAAGAAACTCCGCGTCGATGAGATTGGCACCGTCGCCCTCACAGCACTCGCCGTCTTTGCAATCCTGGATATCTATGCTCCCTCGGTCGGAAGCTCCGCACGTACCGGTGCAGGATTCGGTATCGGCGCCAACCTCGTTGGTTTCCCGGGCCGCTTCTAAGCAAGATATACAAATATAAATGCCCACGACCCCTCCGAAACCTCGGGGACTCTTTACCGACGGTTGGAACTCGTTCTGGCATGTCGTGTTTGGTATCTTGGCCACGACGTTTCCACGATGCATTGTTCCTACATTTTTAGCGTACCAACTCTATGACCCGACCGATCCAAATGTATGTGTCGACCTGTCTGAATTCATGTACGGGTTTCTGGTCGGTATGGTCATCGAATGCATTCACAAGATATTTTGAGCGTGTACAGGATCATTATATATGGACTACCTAGTTCGGTATAATGGCACCTGGATTCGAGTCACGCCACGACCCTATGAACCCGAACGAGTCACGCATCAAATAGCCTGGCTCAAAATTATTCACGGAAAAGGCTACCGAGAATGGTTTGAAAACGAACGTAAACTTTCCAAGATACTCTACAATGAATGAGTTTCTGTACTCGGGTCTTGTGGCCTCTGGGTTTACATTGGCGCTCTTTTTGACATTTGTGATTACCTACTGGGCCTTTCGCGGATTCCTACCCGGATCGAGAGTTGTGGAACAACCACTCGTCGCTCCCAACGATCTAGACGGACAAACCGCAACCTTTCGACTCTTTTATGTCAACTGGTGCCCATATTCGAAAGATGCTCTGGTTGCCGTGAAACAACTGGAGCACACCATATCCGGGTTCACATACGGCAAAAAACGCGTCGTCATCGAATACACTGACTGTGAAACCCATCGCGACGAGTGCGCATTATTTAAGGCCGATGCATATCCCACATACAAACTGATCACCTCGGTGAAAATGTACGAGTACATTGGTCCCGCAAATGTCCGCACGTACCGGACATTCTTAGAGTCTGCTCTCGGAAAGGAAGAGCCGGTATAATTCCGCACCTTTTGTCAACATGTATTCGACATCTGGCTCCGGATCGAGCATACCCACCGTTGATTCGTGTAAAAGTACGACATTCTGTGGATATTTCGATTTGATACGCAATACATCCGTCGTCGCATGACAACGCATCACTGCGGAAACAAACTCGGAAGGCGTAACCTCGGTCAGCGGTCGGTTATCCACTAAAAAGAACCCGATCGCTTTCGTTCGATGTTCCGGTTTTACCAGTTTGAGAGTCTGTTTACAAAGTACCGAACCATCCACAAAGACTCGTCCACGAATTGTGTGAGGAGTAAAGACGAACGGCAACGAAAACGATGCCCGAATGGCATCCCACAGCCCTACATGGGGTCCAAATAGAACCAATTTAGTTCGACTGAGATCGGTTGCGACGATATTCAGTGGAACAGATGCATCCCCGATCGTCAAGGTATCGAGATCAAGTCCTTTCGATTGGAATATCTGTTTTAGACATGCGTGGATTTTTTCACCATTATCGAACCCGAGAGTCTCACGAAAATGAACCAGTGACCCTAGATTGGGATGATCGAGAATCGAATGAAACGAAAAATGAGTTCGAGCAAAATCGGCAATTTCATCAATGGTACAGCCGAAGGCCAATCCCGCAACCAAAATTGCCCCAATGGAAACCCCGTACATCCCGTCCGTAAAGACACTGGCAAAGTTGGAAGTCCCTACCGTTTTGGCAAATTCGAGGAGTGCACCGATTTGTATTCCTCCACGAAATCCCCCGCCGTTCAAACACAATATTGAATATTGTCTACTCATTATAGTAGAGGTATGTTGAATGCGAAAGAGCTTTGGCGCGATGAAGAGCATCGAAAAATTCATCGGATGAAAGCTATGAGACCGGTTTTAGCAGGATTATTTCAGTCGATTAAGGTCCATGCACAACAGAACCCTGGAAGTCCGTATTTTGCATTTGAAGTACCGTCGTTTGTGTTTGGATATCCGTTATTTGATCATGCGGAAGCGATTGACTTTGTCAAGACGACGTTGGAAGAGCAGGGATTTCAGGTGTGGAATGTTCCACCAAATCTGTTGATGATTTCGTGGATGAAACCGGCTCGTCAAACGGCTGCGAAACCAGGTATACCGAAACCTCCGGTGGATTACCGACCGTTTGTGTATGATGAGTCGGCATTTGCGTATCTCACTCGGGAATGAATGTTGCGCGTTCATAAAAACGGAATCGAATATCGAGAGTCAATAGGTTGACCACAATGTGTAGCCACCCATCCAAGTATACCGTTATAGACGAAGGACAGTCCGTATGTTCATCGTGTGGAACTATACTCGAACAAATGATTGACGACGGTCCGGAGTGGCGTTACTATGGATCCGAAGACCGAAATGATGATCCGTGCCGTACCGGGGTTGCCAACAATATTCTGTTGCCGGAATCGTCGTATGGATCGATGGCAATGAATATCAAATGTACATCGACACAGTTTAAACAGATTGTGAAACTGTCGGCATGGGCGTTGGCGTCACATTCGGAACGATCTTGGTTGAGGGCTCTGGACGTGCTTCAGACGTATGCATATACGTCGGGATTGCCCAAAGCGATATTGCAGGATGCGTGTGCGCTCTTGAAATCTCAAGAAGATGCTCTTACCTTGCGAGGAGAGACGCGACGTGCACTGATGGGTGCAGTATTCTTTGTGGCATGTCGAAAGAATGGCGTGTCCCGGACTCATGAAGAAATTGCCACTATGGTTTCGGTGTGTACACGGGCATTGTGTAAGGCGATACAACGGTTTGATATTCCGTTGGACAAGGAGAATCCACTCATGATGACTCAGTTATCGCTGGTTGAGCGCATGATGAACGGATTATGTATATCAGAAGACCAGCGAACGACGATTCTGACCAATATTCGAAAGGTCTTTTGTGATCCTGAACAAGAGTTGGATCATACCCCTAAGGTTATGGTAGCGGGGATTATCGCGTCGGTTCTTGTGCACACGTCGTCGGATCCTCGAGCAATGTTAAAGACATTTTCAAAGCATTGTGGAGTATCGGTGGTCTCGATTCAAAAAGTGATGGAAAAGAAGGTTTAGTATGCAGGGATTAATTCGATGATGCAATATCCTGCACCACCTGCACCACCTGTACTTTGGGGATCCCCAACGTTGCTAGTCGCACCGCCACCACCACCACCGCCTCCAAGTGTACCCGCTACGGCATTGCTTCCACTACCAACACTATTTCCATCAGCACCCCTGCCACCGTTAAGACCTCCCCCACCACCACCTCCAAAATAACCGTTCACGAGATTGCCAGGTGCTCCTGCCGTGGCCGCCACGCTATCCAACGGGAATCCTCCACGCCCTGATGCCGTATTGGTTCCGCTGGTGCCGTTATACTGTGCATAGTTCGCACTTAAATACCCACTACCTCCTCCTCCGCCGCTGCTGCTGCCGCCTCCTCCTCCTCCACAGTATCCGTTTCCGCCAATGCCTCCGGTATTTCCTGCTCCCGCAGTACCGGCGTTTCCACCGGAGGCCGAGACAACGGTGATGGAATTAACTACAATAGAACTTTCAGTTCCGGCTCCACCTGCACCACTTGAACCACCTGCACCACCTGCACCAATAGAAATATAGTAATTAGCCGTATTTCCTAGATTTGTCCCATTTGAAAGGGGGTATGTACCCTTCCTCACGAATCCAGACCCACCGCCACCACCACCACCGTTGCCAGTGAATCCACTGGCACCCGCGCTGCCGCCACCGCCACCACCAGCATTATGGTAGCGTATCATGTATGGCTGACTGAGGGTTATTGCAGGGAAATAATGGGTTCCCGGAGTTGTGTATGCGATCTCGTATCCGATGGGGAACGTGTTCACTCGCAATAACCCGTTTACGTCGACAACCGTTGGAGCATCACCGTTGGGACTAGCTATAGTTAGCCCAGACGCTCCGATAAAATTGCTATATATACCGCCTACCAGCGTTTGCCATAGTCTAAGGTTCGGAACCACCCCCTCTGACATGGAACAATAGAATCCTGTATAACTATCTGACGTAGCCATTCTTGCAAACGCACCACCAGTATTGGTAGCCGACTGCAGCTGCGCAGGGTTTGATCGTACGCTTATCTCACCAGAAACGTTCAAGGTACCATATACGTCAACAACAACACCGTTTGACTCTCCGTTTACCGGATAAAATGCATGATTGTTTGCCTTGTATTTCGCTATCCCGGGTGTTAAATTTTCTATATCCAGGGTGGGCTGCCCATTCCTAGTGACACGGAGTCCATTCACATCGCGACTTAACGCCGCCGTTGATGACCCATCCTGATATGCAACACAATAACCTGCGTTGACAACACCATAAGAGACTAAGTTACCGCTACTGTTTTGTATGTTTGCATCGATAAACGTTCCGACACTTGCGTTGTTTGTAACGGACACACCCGAGACTCCAATAATGTTCGAATAAAATCCGTTTGACCCTAGCGTTTGCCATAGTCCAAAGGTCGGAGCCACCGCCCCCGCCGTGGACTGCAACTCCGCAGACATGCTACAATAGAATCCTGTGTACGTACCTGCCGTCGTCATTCTTGCAAACGCCCCCGAAAGGGTAGACGACTGTATAACCCCTCCGTTGTTTATATTGTGATAGCTCATATCGAGATCTACCGTAGCCGGATTTGCAAAGCCACCACCACCACCGCCAGTGGCAGTAATAACTACGTTCCCCGTGGACGTGTTGACACTAATACCCGACCCAGCGGAAATACTCGTAACTCCGCCCGGTGCGTACGTCACTCCGTTGATCGTATTCACACTCAGATTGTTTACGACATTGAGGCTTGATGTAGACAGAGTATGAAGCACATTCATAGCACTCACATTGGAAATGACACGGCTGTTCATATCGAGATCCACATTTGTCGGTGTAGAAAAATTACCTCCACCGCCACCACCGCCAGTGGCAGTAATAACTACGTTCCCCGTGGACGTGTTGACACTAATACCCGACCCAGCGGAAATACTCGTAACTCCGCCCGGTGCGTACGTCACTCCGTTGATCGTATTCACACTCAGATTGTTTACGACATTGAGGCTTGATGTAGACAGAGTATGAAGCACATTCATAGCACTCACATTGGAAATGACATGGCTGTTCATATCGAGATCCACATTTGTCGGTGTAGAAAAATTACCTCCACCACCGCCACCGCCAGTTGCACTGATGACAGGATTTGTTGCTGTTCCGGTTATACTTATGTTTGTACCTGCATTTGCAGCCGTAAGTCCAGATAGTCCAGTATATGTCAGTGTCACGTTTGGACCAGTCCCCCCAGTGACCGTAATGGAAGCATTCGCACTCGATATAGAGTTTACGCTCCCACCGCCACCACCACCGCTGATCGTAACATTGTTTGCGTAAAGATTTCCGCCGATCGATACGTTATCCGCAACGTACATATTTCCTGCGACCGTGGCATTACTTCCCACGCTAACGTTATTCAAAACGTTCAATGTTACGAACGACGTCATTATTTATATGAGGCGTGAACTTTTTTATCCAAAAATCGTCACAGTTCAGTTCTTGTAATTGTTGTTCACGGCCTGAACTTGCTGAAACGGATATGTCTGTATCGAGCTCCCCGAGCAATTGTTACACTGTCGAACAGCGATCTGCGTCGTTGTATATGTTACAATATTCGGACACTCGGGGCACGACGGCTGAAACGTCACCGTTGCGACCAGAGAATCATACGGAATATACAGTGCATCTCGTCGAGCAACTCGCAAGAGATCCGAATTCGGTATTCCTCCGAGCGGAAATGTATTCTTTGCCAACAGCTGATTGTAGTTTTGCTGTATCGCCTTGTTTTTTCGCATCGTCGTGACGTCGGACGAGTCGCGTAACTGAATTGCATTTGACATCTTTATCTACTATAAAGAGAAAGATGAAAAATGAAGGCTGGTTTCTGATTGCGTTTATTCTGTTGGCGGTTATCCTCTTGGTGATGGTATCTCAAGCAGATCGGTCCAAAGAACATTTTGACCCACCGGTCGATACCGCCACTCGCGTCTCTACTCTTGAAACCGAAGTGAAAACACTCGACGATCGAATGTCCAAGGCCGAGACCACTCTGCACGACCAGGAACAACAAATAACCAAAGCCAAATCTGATGTGGACACAGCCACGACCCAGATTCAGATGGTGAATTCATAGCAACTCTTGAGAAACGGATTCCGTCCGTTCCACTCCATGTCTCCACTCCAATGGAGATCGCAAAAGAACGTGTCCGCAACTGGACTTCTGGTCTGCTGGATCTATCGTGGCTTAGACTCACAGAACTGCCTGAACTTCCTGCAGGTCTTGCAAAGTTATGGTGTCATAACAATCTGCTGACCAAGCTACCCGAAACTCTTCCTGCGGGTCTTCTAGAGTTGCATTGTTACAAAAATCATCTGACCACGCTACCCGATACTCTTCCAGCGGGTCTTAGAGAGTTGCATTGTTACCATAATCGGCTGGTCTCGCTACCGGATACTCTTCCAGCAGGTATTCGAGACTTATGTTGTGATCATAATCAGCTGACAAGTCTACCGGATACTCTTCCTGCGGGTCTTACACAGTTATATTGTTTCCACAATTTGCTGACCAGGCTACCCGATACTCTTCCTGCAGGTCTGATAATTTTAAATTGTTATGAAAATCAGCTGACCACGCTACCCGAGACTCTTCCGATGGGACTTCTAGAGTTATATTGTTATGAAAATCAGCTGACCAGGCTGCCCGATACTCTTCCAGCGAGTCTTAGATCGTTACAATGTGCGAACAATCGACTGACTACGCTTCCTGAATATCTTCCTGCGACTCTGAACCGGTTACTTTGTGGTGAGAATCATCTGGCTACGCTGCCCGATACTCTTCCTGCGGGTCTTACAGTGTTATATTGTTTCGACAATCGGCTGACCAGGCTACCCGAGACTCTTCCAGCAGGTCTGACAATTTTAAATTGTGATGGCAATCAGCTGAAGACTCTTCCCAATACTCTTCCAGCATCTCTTACACAGATAAACTGTAATGGCAATCTGCTGTCTAGGCTACCAGAGACTCTTCCTGCGGGTCTTACAAGGTTAAGTTGTTGCGACAATCAGCTGACCACGCTTCCTGATACTCTTCCTGCCGGTCTTCTATCGCTACATTGTTACGAAAATCAGCTGACCAGGCTACCCGATACTCTTCCTGCAGATCTTCAACTGTTCAATTGTATGAGCAATCAACTGACGACTCTTCCCAAAACTCTTCCAATCGGTCTTACAATATTCGCTTGTTCCAACAATAACTTCCCAGATATTGAAGACGATGAAACTATTCCTGATTATGTAGCCCGTGTGAATGCATTCGCAGAAGCAGCCAGTCAAGAACGTATCGTGCAACGATGTGCTCTCTACTTTGAAGAATTAGCGCAGAAGGTCTGGCATCCTCAACGTGTAGAACGACTTATGTTGGCAGGTGTAGACATGGAGGAGATGTGAAAACGGATGCGAATCATCATCTTCCGATTATATATCAAAAATGTTTCGAAACATTGGTCGTATTGGTCATCTGCTCACCTTTGAACATAATGCGTGGCGCACGAACTACACTACGGTGTATGTGCCGGTATCTTTGGTGACCCTACAACTGGATAAGCATGGCATAGTAGTCAGTTCTATGGACAATGTATGGAGGTCTCACCACGACACACACGAAGAGGCAAAAAAGGAATTTCGTGAGTTTCTTTCTTGCATTCATCCGTCTACCCAATCCGTCAGCCACCCGCTCGGCTTCGATGCAATGCTTCAAGCCGCCACCGCTCAGGTGGTAGCAGAAAACCGCGCGGCTGCAGACATCTCGAAGTTGCAGTAACGGATGTTGGCCGATGTAGACATGGAGGAGATGTAACTGTATAGAATGTGTGTGTGTCTGGACTGTTTTTTGTATGTCAGGCTGGACGGATCCGGGTGACATTACTCACCAAAATTGATTGATGAGTTCGCAAAGGACGCCGACAAGTACTACTTTACAGAGAAGCTCCCAACGGGCGAGACTTGCCTGTTGATTGAATCTTGAGAGTCCCAAACGCCCAATCCAGCCAGTACTCGCCAAAGTTGTATCGGGGATCTCTATGGTGAACTATATGGTGATCCCCAAACAGAAACGTAAGCCGGTGATCATGCCGTATCATGCCTCGAATATTCACAAACAAAAGAGCCAGTGCAATATCTAAATACGAATATTCGAGAAACACGAGTGGAAAAAACAACCCCATTCCTTGGAAGGGACCTTCTAGGGCGTGGCTGACGTATGTATCGGTAAAGATGGGTTCCTCCTTGCTGTGGTGCTCGGCATGATACGGCCAAAGATATTTGGTGTGTAGCGCCAAGTGAGAGACATAGAACCACACGTCGTACGAGAGAATAGATGCGATTATGTTGAACATTATAGTATTCTATACCCTGTGTCTAAATAATAGCACGATGTGCTCTCTACGTTGAAGAATTAGCGCAGAAGGTCTGGCATCCTCAACGTGTAGAACGTCTTATGTTGTCCGGTGTAGATATATCCAACAAAACAGCTTGTATAGTTTACTCATAGCATCCGTATCAAGAACATAATGGAACAAGCAAAAGAACGTGTTCGTAATTGGAGTGGAGGTTTGCTGGATCTAACGAATCTCGGACTCACGGAACTGCCTGAACTTCCTACAGGTCTTGAACTATTGCATTGTGCCAAAAATCGACTGACGACGCTTCCCGATACTCTCCCTGCAACTCTTACAGTCATACGTTGTGACAAGAATCAACTTACTACGCTGCCCGATACTCTCCCTGCGGGTCTTACAGAGTTATATTGTGAATACAATGAGCTGTTGTCGCTTCCCGATACACTTCCTGCGGATCTTACAAAGTTAGACTGCACCAACAATCAGCTGACTATGCTACCCGATACTCTTCCTGCGGGTCTTACATATTTAGCGTGTGGTCAAAATGATCTGTCTACACTACCCGTTACTCTTCCTAGAGATCTTGAAACGTTACGATGTGATTACAATAACTTCCCACGCCGCGAATACGAAGAATCTATTTCTGTGTATGTCGCCCGTGTGAATGAATTCGCAGAGACGGTCCGGTCTATCTTCGATAGTTAGACTTCATTCGCCGAAGCAGCTAGTGACGACCGATCCACCAGGTTGTGTCAAAATACGGAGGATTCGGAGGCTCATCCGCCGGATTGGGTATAGGATTCACTGCAGCCACACCTCGTACTTCGCCAGGAGACAGAGCATAATTATAGTATGTCAAACTGCCAATTTTTCCTTTCCACGGCCCTACAGCGATTGGCCCGTCGTCGAGTATAGGTAGAGACTCTAACGATTTGTGGGTATGTAGCAACCCATTCACAAATACGTCGAGAGTGGTCTGAGTTACCACCACTGCCAAGTGAAACATCTTTTGTGAAGGCATATTTCGTATACGAATGGTCTCTTCACCAGCGTAGGTTTTCTGCGAAATGGTGATAGCATTATAGTTCACATCATAGTACACGGAAGGAGTTTGGTGACCATTCGAGAAAAATATGGGATGTTCGGATGTACCGTAGGTAAAGTCGTCCATCAGTAACCAAGCTGTCCACGTGAATTCGAGACCGGTTGCCTCGTTCATCGATTTTGGTAGATGAGTCTTCAGAGAGACGGAATTCATTCCGTTCATGAGGGCTCCGATCAGAGTTACGCTCTGTTGCTGTGCAGCAATAGGAGATGCAGATCCTCCGGATAAACTTCCAGACGCAATTAACCCATAGATCACCAACAGAGTGATACCAATGAGTACGACGGTCATCAATGTCAAGAGTAGGGTTCGTGTCTCCATTATGTATTGGAAATCACTTTTTGTCACATATTCTGTCTCGATTTCAGAAACGCTTCTACGTGTGCACGGTCTTCAGGACGAACCAAAATCGGGATTTTCGAGTCTTCGGGTTCCGATACGGTCGGGAGGTTAAGTTCATGTATCAGTGGCGGAGTTGTATCGAGTGTTGTGGGTTCCGGGTTCTTGTCCACGAGCGACGCTACCACCGTTGGAACGGATGCAGGTTTCTTCGGAGTCTGACCAGGTCTCTGGATCGGTTTCTGACCAGGTCTCTGGACTGGTTTCTGAGTTGCAGTTATCGTAGGTTTCGATACCGATTTGACCCTGGGTGTAGGGTTAGGAATCGTCGACGTTGTTGTCGGTTTCGCTGTGAGGACAGCGGGTGTATTTGTCACTGGAGCCAGGATCTGCAGGTCGTCTACAGGAACCTGTTCACTTGGAGTCGTTTCTACAAGAACCTGTTCACTTGGAGTAGTTTCTACAGGAACAGTTTCTTCGGGGGACGTCTCTTCGGGAACCTGTTCCGTTGGAACCGTCTCTTCGGGATTGAATTTTTGTTCAATTGCTTTCTGGATGGTTGTGGGTATTAGTTTCTTGGTGTTTTGTACCATCGAAGTGATTTTGGTCCTTTGTGCATCCGTGATAGGAATCATCTTGCTGAGGGATGTCAGAGTATCTTTCTCTGCGTTGACGAGTCCAGATACGCTTCCACCTTTGCGAAGGTACTGTATCGCAAATACCACTGCACCGATACCGGCTATTCCTACGGCAACCCCTCCTAATATAGTCGCTGTACGACTCTCTTGATTCGTACCACCACCCGATGCTACACCAAGAATACCCGATTGATTGACCGGACTTGTAGTGGGGTATGCGCTTATGAAAAATAAAGATGTAGTCGATGCAGTCGACGTCGGAGACAGTGAAGCACTGGGAAACATAGTCACTGCAAATATCGGAGACCCGGTGTTGGACGGCGTCACCGAAGCTGTTACCGTGTTGGACGGCGTCGCCGTGTTGGAAGCAGTATTCGAAGCCGTATTCGTTGCTGTGTTAGACGATGTTGCAGTATTCGAAGCTGTATTCGAAGCAGTATTGGAAGCAGTGTTTGTTGCAGTGTTCGTTGCAGTATTCGAAGCTGTATTCGAAGCAGTATTGGAAGCAGTGTTTGTTGCAGTGTTCGTTGCAGTGTTCGTTGCAGTGTTCGTTGCAGTGTTTGTTGCCGTGTTGGACGGTGTTGCAGTATTGGAAGCCGTGTTCGAAGCAGTGTTGGAAGCAGTGTTGGAAGCAGTGTTCGAAACCGTGTTCGTTGCCGTGTTGGATGGCGTCACCGTGTTCGAAGCAGTATTTGTTGCAGTGGTCGTTGCCGTGTTCGAAGCAGTGTTTGTTGCAGTGTTGGAAGCAGTATTGGACGCTGTCGACGTAGTTGACTCCGTATTGGTTGCAGTCGCGGTGGCTGTGGATGTCTTTGATACGGTTGTAGTCGATGTTGATGTTCCAGTAGAACTACGACTGGCTGGTGGAGCGTTGGTGGGACTCACTGATGCCGCCTCGTTTCCTACCGTCATATCGATACCACATGCTTCCGGAAGAGTGAGGGTTGCGGTATAAGTACATGTGGGGTTCTCATTGACTCCACTCATCTGCATGGTGGCTCCACAAGCCAAATACAAGTGAAAATTACGGGAACAACTTCCGGATGCCGGAGCAGGACCGTACATTTGATACGTATACTGTCCGCCGGATGTCTCGAACGTCGTGAATGATCCGCACGGATTTCCGGCATTCTGATTTTGCATACAAGACTGATACAATACGATGGTGTATCCTGGGGGGTTGAATGTCTGACCACGGAGCAGGTTATACAGTGCAAGTGGACCGTTTCCAGCCATGACGGATATCATACCGAGGATTCCTGTCCATACCCGTAGCCACATTTATTGTAGATTATGTATAATAAAAGAATGGGTATACTCTATTGGCTTGTCGTTGCCGCCGCAGTCGTGCATGTGTTATCGGTATGGATGAGTACGTCGACGTCTCTCACGTGGAAGGTGATATATACTCTCATCACTGCAGCGATTGTTGTATTTGTTACCCCTCGAGTCGAACGCGCGATCTGGGGAACTGCTTAAAGTGTAAACTGTTTGATGACCTTTCCACTGTCGTCTTCGACACCTAGTTTGACACTGTATCCGAACAGTGGTTTCGAGGGTAGAGAGTTTGTGGACGGACCGTTGGTGCCTTTCGAGAAGAACGACTGAGCATCTGCCGGAACCAAGGAACGCGAATAATAGTATGTATCGATGACGCTTCCTGAGAAGCCTCCTCCGGGCATAATTTCGAGATTTCCTGCGGATGATTTCGGTACCCCGCTCAACAAGCAAGAACGTACTAGCTGACCATCCAAATATATGTCGAGGTTTCGTCCACTGACGGATACGCTCACGGCAAACCATTTCTGTAGTGGGACGTTGGGTACACTGCATGTAAAACTGTCGTCGGTGGCTTCTCCGGTGGATCCCGTCGGAGCGGGTTCCGAGCTTCCAGTCGTAGACCCGTCGGCCGGGAATACCGATATATTGACGGACAGCGTGTTCTCCGTGGGATGTAAAAACACAAAGGGGTTATAGACACCATTGTCTCCGCGGCGTATCACGGGCTTCCTCTCTCCAAACTTGTAGTCCCAATCGTTAATATACATCCACCACTGCATTCCGTAGTCACCACCGTGGGGGCCTTTCTGGGGCGGAGCTTTCGATCCGGGCACAACGGTGGTACTCGAAGAATCTACCGGGTTCGGAGTTAGGTTTGTAGACCGAGTGGAATCTCCAAACCATCCGGCATATATAAAATAGATACCAAACCCTACAGCGATTGCAACAATTGCGTAGGTCAGACCAAGAAAATAATACAGAGCCCCGGCAGCGGCGAAAACGACAACCGTTGCAATAATCGTGGATGTGTCAAAGTTCATTACATTTTGACAAGGTAAAAACGGACGGAAGAATGTCTAGACCCCATACAGTGTTCAACATGCAGTCCTTGTGTAACAATTGTGGTGAACGTGGTCATGCGTTTCGAGAGTGTACGAAACCTGTCTTATCGTGTGGAATCCTCTTGATACGCAACAAGCGAGAACCCAAAACCGCCCCTCAACTTCCACTTCATCCGGATGACGTGGAAGTTCTCATGCTTCGGCGGAAAGATAGTATGAGTTTCACCGAATTTATGCGAGGCAAGTACAATCCGAATGATCCAGTCTATGTGGTACGACTTCTTGAAAACATGACTCAATCCGAACTACATTCTCTTCAGAACTATCCATTCTCACAGAACTGGAACCGAATGTGGAATTATGCCGATCGTCATGAACACGAATATGTGTACGCATCGGAGAAATTCAAGGCAATCGCACATATCATTCCCACCATACATTCTGCGTATTCCGAACCCGAGTGGGGATTCCCGAAAGGACGGCGGTACCGGGTTGAATCCGATCTTCAGTGTGCCGAACGAGAATTCTTTGAAGAGACCAACATTCCACGATCCGAGTATCTCATTGTGAATGATGTCGCGTTTACAGAGACGTTTCTAGGTACGAATGGAGTACCCTATGCACACAAGTATTTCTTGGCACTTCAGCTACACGAATCCGATATTCTGAAAAAGTTTACAATTCTACAGAAACGAGAGATTTCCGCGATTGCGTGGCAGAATCTGGAGAACTGTCTACGACTGACTCGACCGCATTATTCGGGTCGAAAGCAACTGTTGGAGGATCTCGTCAAGTTTGTAGAGACGATCGAAGTGCGTACGACGCGAAGGTAAAATGGATAGAACCATATCGTACATATCTTTTTGTATCAACATGCCATCTCCAAAGTTATCCGATTATGAGTTAGTGGCCCTCGAGTATGCTCGGAAGGCATCGACAGCCTTTCGAACCAAGTTGCATATTGCGTTTCTGTATGGTCGAGGAGGAGTTCTCATCGGCATGGCGACCAATCGGTTAGGAACTCGGTCTCGAGGTGCAGGATTTAGTGAGTTTACTATTCATGCCGAACGAGCGGTTCTCAAAGCCGTGGGAGATACCTCGCTCTTACGAGGAGCAACAATGGTCGTCGTACGAGTGTCCAAAGAAGGAAAAATGATGAATTCAGCACCCTGCACAGAGTGTCGACCGCATCTAGAAAAAGCGATGCGTTTGTACGGACTACGGAAAGTCTTCTTTTCATCGGGCGGAGACCACGATACGAATGGGAGGGCTTTCTAATATCTTCTTCTGCTCTTGTCCACGATAACGTGGAGAGATGTATCCTGTCTGTCGAACGAGAGGAGAAGTTGGAGGTGGAAGCCAGAACTGTGTAGACGGTTGGGACGGAGACACTACCGATTGAACAGAGTGAACAGAGTGAACAGAGTGAACAGAGTGAACAGGAAACGATTCAGACATGTTTGTTATGTCTGATCAGAATCTTTGTATATCCTTTATCTTTTTCGGGTGTATCTACGATTTGTTTTTACTTTTTTGGTCTTGCGGCGACCACCATGTGTCTTGCCCGTGTTTTCTGGGGCGGCGGCGTCGTTGAGGACCGGGGCCGGTATCGTAGGGTTGTCGATGCGGTAGTGATACTGTCCGACTGTCGTGCGTACCAAGCTGATTTTGTTCAGATAGTCTTCCATGAGTTCAAGACATTCGGCTCGGTTTCTATTGTCCTGAGATGCCACTTCGACCCATAAGGGAAACAAATACCCGACCTTGCGGTCGGTAGTATTCGGAGGCCCAGATATAAAAAATAGACGAGTTGCATCCCGGATGACTCGTTCCATGTTTGCTTGAGATGTAGCATTGTCTCCGGTATCCGGGACTTCCACATTATTTTCGGGTTTCGAATAAAACGTGTAAATCTGGGCGGTCAATGCTTCCAATGTCTCTTGAACAAAACGCATACGTTCAAAGAGGAGCGGCACAGCTGCGACTTGTGCAACCTGACGTTGAAACTGCTGGGCCTCTCCCCGGGCGGCAACTTCAGAAACTTCAGTAGCCATATTATATACTTAACTAGAAGGAATAACTACCACTTCAATAGGATCTGTATCGTCCAGTATAGGTGCCACTCGATAAGAACGGCGTACCCGGTGTACACTGGGTGCAGTCTCTGCATTCGACACGTGCGGTGTATCCTTTCGTTTCAGTATATTTCCCATTCTTGGAATACATATTCATCCGAGGAGATCCGATCCATTTTAACGACGACGCCGAGTCATTTTACGACGGGATACTTTACGATTCTTTTTCGTATGTTTTCGTGAATGTTTCCGAGTTTTCCGGTGACGCCGACCTCCCTGCGGACGGCCAAATTCGGCGAGTTCCCTGTGCTGATCCCTTCGATCCTCACGAGCAGCCTCACGAGGATTTTGCTGCCGCCACCGCCGTCGCCGCAGATGCCGCGTGAGCAGCCGTTGGACGTTTTCGAGAGCGCGTATTCGCCTCTGTTCCTCTCTAGAAAACTCTTGCCCCAAAGCCTCATTCTCAGCGGATCTGTACCGGAGGTCCCTCTCATACTGTAGGTTCGGATTTTCGAGTTCTAGAGCATAGGCAGCGTCCTCCGCATCTGCCAGAGCCCGTCGTTGCATCTCCTCTTGTTCTTCCAGTTGTTCTGCCTCCAACGAATTCATTTATATATACGAGTATACTTTTGTATTATACGACCGGATCCAACACATGTTAACGACGCCGAGTCATTTTACGACGGGATACTTTACGATTCTTTTTCGTATGTTTTCGTGAATGTTTCCGAGTTTTCCGGTGACGCCGACCTCCTGGGATCGGAAACTGAGTCGCTCGATCCCACGCAGCGGCTTCCGGATTGTTATCCCGCTGCTGTCGAATTAGGGCAGCTGCGGCGGCGGCGGCGGCTGCGGCGGCTACCGCTGCGGCTTCCTCAAGTTGGGCTCTTTCGGCAGCGTGTATTTGCGCCTGGTGCAGATCCGCTGCGCGTTGCCCATTCCTCGCATTCTGAGCAGCTAACCATTCTGCGTCAATCCGGTTCCTATAATTTTCACTTGCGAGATTCTCCAGGTGCTGGGCAGCATTGGCCTCTAGCATGGCAGCGCGTTGATCCGCCTCCTGTCTCCTCCGAACAGCGTCTGCAGCGGCCGCCGCTTCCAAAGCCCTTGCCTGTTGTTCTTGTTGTTGACGGACTTCCACTGGATTCCGGACTGCCAATGGATTCTCCTGCGCCATTTATAGATCAGAGTATACTTTTTAATGTGTATACCGATACTGCTGCGGCCAGTTGAGCACCTACATACAGCAACAGGGTTTGGAACGGAATACGACCGGATACATAGGCCCACGTCGAGACCGCCGGATTGAAGTGGCCCCCCGACACGGATCCAACCAGGAGGATACCGACCGTTAACGCAGCACCAATTGCATACGGGTTTCCAACGAAAGCAATCACCGCAATAAGTAACGCAGTTCCTAAAAACTCGGCGACGTACGGATACATTATACTATAAAACGGAAATTGTGTGGCGTAGACAGTACAGACCATCAGTTATGGAGCTAACACGCAACGGATACAAGATCGCGAAATCATCACCGGAGATACCTGCCCTCAAAAAGACGCTAACCGTCAAACCGTACATACCCGCCGTCTTTGTTCGACCTCAATATGTGAAGCCGTATATCGTCTATCACGAAACCGAAAACTTTCTGTATGTTCCAAAACGCTTTGGAATCGATAAATTCGGTATCCCGTCGACGATTCGATACACGGCGACCAAGACTGATCCCTCTCATTGGACATTTCGCGGAGAGCTACGTGCGGCTCAGATGCCGGTTGTCGACTCGTTTCTAAAACCAACTCCTCGCGACGGACTTCTCTGTTTACAAACCGGAGGAGGCAAGACCGTCTGTGCCCTGTACATTGCCGCTCAACTCGGTCTGAAAACACTCATTGTTGTCCACAATACGTTTCTGAAGGATCAATGGGAAGAGCGCATCCGCAACTTTCTGCCAAACGCTCGGATTGGTCGTATTCAAGGCGAGGTGATCGATGTGGACAATAAAGATGTCATCATTGCGATGATTCAGAGTATCTCTATGAAAGAGTATCCTCCCGAAGTCTTTCACGGTATCGGTCTAACCATTGTGGACGAATGTCATCACATTGCGTCCGAAGTGTTTGTTCGAGCCTTTCCCAAGATCACGGCACAGCATATGCTCGGTCTGTCGGCAACTCCCGATCGGAAAGACGGTCTCATGTATGTCATCGAATGGTTCATGGGGCAAATCCTCTATATATCGGAATCCGGAGACAAGAAAGATGAAGACGTAAAGGTCGAAGTGTATCAACACAATCCGGACGATTCCAATTTCCAGACAATTGTACACAATTCGCAGGGCGTTATGTCCACGGCACACATGATCAATAAACTGGTAGAGTATACACCACGAACGACTCTCTTGGTGTCGATCATTCAAGATATCCTGTCCAGTGCACCCGAACGTCAAATTCTGGTGTTATCCGATCGAGTTCAGCACTGCAAAGACATTCTGGCCGAATTGAAGAGTGACAATGCATGTATATTGGCTCAAACGGTTCCGGCCGCCCAACGAGCCGAATGGTGTTCCACCAAAAAGGTCTTGATTGCCACCTATTCCATGTGTAAAGAAGGATTTGATGTGGCGACACTGAATACGCTTGTCATGGCAACACCTCGACCCGATGTGGATCAGATCGTCGGACGGATTCTCCGCACCGAAAAAACGAAACGAACTATTTCTCCGTTGATCATCGACATTGTGGATACGACGTTTCGACGCCAGTTTCAACAACGTTTGATTCTATACCATAAGCGATCGTATACCGTGGACATCATGACTATCGATTAGCCAACATCCACGACAGAAACACTGTACTCACGAACAGTTGCGTCTTGACCCGGTTCTCGCGAGTCCGAGCCAGTCCTAACGGATATAAAATCAAATCAATGATGGTTATATCCTCTCCGTGAAGTTTTCGTTCCATTCGTGTAATCGGACAGGATCCGGTTCGGATGTGAAACAAAAAAATGGGTATAAACATCACTAAAAGAACCAATCTCCACGTCGGAAAGAAAACATACAGAATAGGTAGAGATACTGCAACCGCTAGATGACCCACAAACAGTAGGTAACCAATTTGCTTGTTATCCATTACTTCTTATCGAGCAAAGAACGGGAGCACAAAATGTACAGGAAGAGGGCATTCGTGCAGGGGATTGCAAAGGTAACCAGCGACCGAAGCAGCATTCCGAGACCTTTACGACCTGCCGTCGACAACAGGATCCATACGTCGGCCGCCACCACGAGACCGGCACCCGCGGCTACAACCAGGAACAATACCCAGAAAAAGAAGCAAATCGTGTTGCTCGAAATGTTTTTACGTGTCCACTCGGGCTCGTACATTTGCATTTATACATTCACGCCAAAATATATTGGACACGGCGCATATTTACACAATCCGACACCGGTCATATATGGAACAGGTTGCCGAGGGCTATTATAGGCTTGGATACAAAACCGGGTTTTTTCTAGGAATGACGTGTATGTTTGCGATCGGGGCGTTGGTTATTCTAGTCTTTCGTCGCTGAGACGGCGGTAGATCTTTTTTGTACGTTTCCGACTTTTCGTTCGGTAGTCTACCCGTATATAATCAGATTTCTTGGATTTGCGTCTTACCGTTCTTGATGTGGTGGTATACAGATACGGGTCGGTATCGGCTGAAAATCCTGTGACCAATATTCCTCGAACAAATATCCGAATGAGATCCACGTCGCGCACCGTCTCACGATCCACAACATCATCGAGAATCGCCTGGCTTGTGCTGACCGACGGAGGAGTATATTTCAGAGTCAGATCTGGCATCTGCACATATCTCATATTGTACGGTAGGAGAACTTCAAACTCTTTTTCAATTTTAGTTACCGTTTCCATGTAAAGTACGGGTGTTCCGGCTGGAATTCGAACTTCGTATAGACAGCACTTATACGGTGTGCCTAAAAACGGCTTGGTAAACGCTCGTATCGCCACATACGGATTTAGGGTGGTGGATTGAAAACTCCGGTTGACATACTCGAGAGTTCGTGGAATCAGATGGTCTTCGTCGTGGATTCCACGGTACACGTACACATCCTCTGAAAAACGTGGAGCATCGTATATAATCTTTTTAAGTTCTTTGCAGAATCCCTGTATCAGGACCCCGAATATACGAGGCTGTTTGACAAGAACTTTATTTTCTTCTAAGAGTGCTCGTATAACGGTTTGATTCGGTACACCGTCCGCATCCAAGAGGGTATCCTTCGGTGGCATCGTAAGTCGCTTCGATACCAACCAATCGTAATTATCGTAAATTTGATATGCATACGGTATATGTACCTCGTCAAATGTCACTCGTTTCATGTCCAGGGTCCTGCGCAAAAAGTTATTTGCATACGAGTCTCCTTTGAATGTATATCCGCGCATCACGTACATTCGTCGAGCGTCTGCACTCGCATACGCACGTTGTTCCGATATCCATGCCGAGAGACCGCGTATTTGTTTGGGCAACACGATCAGTGAATCCACCGACGATCCAGGAGCGGTTGCATAGTCCGTTAAGATGGGTGACACGTGTTTTACGATATGTGCCCAGTTGGTAAAATTGGGAACCATTCCCGTCACTGGTTCAGGGACGCGAATACGACCACTAAATTTTGGTTTTCGTTTCTGATATTCGAGAAACAGTTCTTTTTTATCGATGAGAGATAGCTCGTATTCCGATATAGGTTTCCCCTCGACCAGTCGATCCACCAGCTCTTTGCTGATCGGTACAATCGCCATCCTTGTATGCTTACGCGATATAAATCAAAACGGATCGGTTAGATATATCGGTGAAATATATGTCAAAATGCAGAGCATCATCACCGATTACTTTCTGCTTCCGTGCGACAAGTTTGCCACCCTGCTAGAGGAGTGTAACGGATACATTGGGGGTGGGTCTGTTCTTCAGGCATTTCGGGATCTGCCGTTGATCGAGGGTCAGGATCTGGACTGCTTTGTTACGCTCCCGTTCAATCACGACTTTACTCCGGTGTGGACGATGCCTCGAGCATCGGATTCCCTACTGTGGAATGCGTATCGCTACGCTCGGCTCGTGGAACTCTCGATTGACAGCTTTATGCGACAGTATGGATACACTCCATTGCCGAAGCCACATGATAGCGGGTACACGACTGTGCACTACGCACGGGTGGTAACAAACGTCGTAAGCTACGTGAAGACGAACGCATTTGGGAACGAGCGCAAAGTTCAGTTTGTGTTTACCTATAACATGACTCCCGCCGAGAACTGTGCTGAGATGGATCTGAACTGTTGCAAGTTCATCAGTTTGCCGGAGTCCAAGTTCTTGACGATCGAGAGTCCGAGCCTCACGACGGAGGAGAGGGAGGAGATCGCTCGGGGTTGTGCAAGGGTCACGCTGGAGTACTTTGATCTCCAGTCCCGGCAGCAACGAAAGCTACTCAAGAGGATTCTTAAATACCAGGATCGTGGTATGGTATTCCTTCGTGCGAATGGCGACCCTTGGTGGAAGGTACCTGCCAGGGTACAGGCACCGTACAAGTCCCACGAGGCTCGTCTACGTTTCAAGGTGTCCTCTTCGAAGGATGTCATCTTTCTCGAGCTGGTTATGTATGGTTGCTTCTTTGAGGGATCGGATTGCGCCGTGGTCGACCGGATCCACGACTTTCTGACGCATCCGATGTTCCGACACGCTCCATCGATGTTGATCGATATCAAGTATGTATGGGATCCGGAGACCAAGACTGTCCGAATGTCGTTTACGGATTACCACCTGACTCTGGATGGTTAGAGGAAACAGATACTTGCATATATTGTACAGTGAGGGCGCGGTTGCACTATTTTTTCGATACCCTATTACGCAAGGTATTTGTAAGATATATAGATGAAGATTATATCGATCGACGTGGGATTACGAAATCTGGCGGTATGCGTCCTCGAAGGAACGTCTCGAACGGATGTTCGAATCCAACAGTGGGATGTGATCGATGTATTGGGAGAAAAGAATGGAGTTGCTCGTCCACGGTGTTTTCAGTGTGCCAAACCGGCAATGTGGCAACACGCGACAGAGGAGAGATATGCATGTACCAAGCACTGTCCGAAAGCTCGGGTTCCTACGAAAACAAGTCTTACGAAATTGAAAGTGGATGCACTGATTGAACGTGCAAAAGCACTCGGAATAACTGATCTTCCGACTCGAAAGGCCGAAATTGTTCAGGCAGTGTATACGCACGAAAAGAGTATTGGGTGGGATAAATTTTCGGGAGCGGCATCTGTGCGTCATGCTCCGGTACTCGATTTGGCGACGGATATTGCGAGGAGTCTGGATACTCGTGCGGCATGGTGGACAGGGGCAACGAAGGTTGTTGTGGAGAATCAACGCGATCGACGCATGTTTGCAGTTCAAGCGATGATACACATGTATTTTTGCACAAAGGGATTTCGTGTGCAAGGAGTCTCGGCAGTGCATAAGCTCAATAATGTTCTAACCCTCGATAGTACAACGACATACCGAGGTCGCAAAAAGACGGGAATTACACACTGTGAAATGTTGATGCCCGAGTGTCGACGGGCTTTTTTCCGGTCGCATACGAAAAAGGATGATTTGGCAGACTCGTTTCTGCAGGGTCTCTGGTTCTTAGAGCATTGAGCACAGCCGCGCAGCCGCGCAGCCGCGCAGCCGCGCAGCCGCGTTACAACTTTCAGAAGAGCGTCGTTGAAGATCATAAATGGATGTACCCGGTGCGGATCTTCTGATGAACACTAGTTCGGTGGGCGACACGAGTCTCCCCGCGCTCGAGACGGTGTCTCTGGATTTCCCAGAGTTTAACACCACAAAGCCGTCCACACCGGCTCCGGCACCCAATCTGGTTCCTTCCGCCGCCGAGATCGGCCCTACCAAGTCATGGGATGGTATCGAGAACCTGAATGCCGAAGCTTACATTAAACATGTGAAACCTGTCGCCGCGATGAACGACGATGCACTCATGCGTGAAAAGTATGAGATTCTGCGCAAGTTTGAGCGTCTTCAGAAACTCGGTGTCCCCATCCGCAAACGGTTCACGATGGATTCTCCGCTGGACGAGATGAAGATGGAGATGGAGTTTATTCGAAAGGAAAAGTCGATGGACGCCACGATCAAGCAGTTCTCCGAGTGGTTTATCACCGGTATGAGCGCAATGGAGTGGGGAAGCAAAAACATCAACGCTCTGAAGATGTTTGGTCTTCAGTTGGATGGTCTCTCCCAGAGTGCCCAGATGAATGTAGGCGATATGGAAGAGGATTTTGAGGAACTGTATGAGCTCTACGGCGACAATATGCGGATGCATCCGCTCGTACGTATCCCTATGCGAACATGTATGATGGTGTACATGGTGCACCTGACAAATCAGATGACTATGAAGGCTCCAGTACCCAATATCCAGGATATCCTGCGTCAGAACCCGGATATCGCTCGTCAGATGGCCGCGGAGGCCATGAAGACCCAGACCCAGCAGTTCCGTGAGAAAGCTGCTGCCCCCGCACCCGCTCCGGCGCCCTCTGCGTCCTCTTCCTCCTTCAATAACCCGTTATCGGGTCTCATGAGTTTCTTGGGGTCATCACAGCAGCCGCAGACTCAGCAACCTCCACCACCCCCGGCATCCACCGCCAAGACTGTGAAGATGCCATCTCGTTCGATGCCACCACCCACGGTACCGTCGTTTATCTCACTACCCACTACGAAAGCGGCTGCAGCACCCGTCGGTACATCGGTTCCGGTGCCTCTCGCATCTCGGGGAATTTCGGATCTACTCAGTGGAATCCGAGCCGAGAATTCCGCTTCGTCTCCAGCCCCGAAGAAATCTGCTCTCCGGACAACCCCCAAATCCTCCACATCCGGTAAATCTCCCAAGAACTCGGTCGTCATTAAGCTTTAGACCAAAGAACATTTCAAACCGGCACTTCGCTACCAAAAATTGAACCCATCAAAAACGAATTGGTAAGCACCAACAAAACCGAAGACACAGCAAGAATTCCTGTAAGAATATGGCTACGCCAGTTTTAGCACCAGTAAAAGTAGAGATGAATTGGATTCCTATTGAAGGCTTACCTAAGCAACGGCGACCTTATAATCTAACTACATTCTTATCTAAAAAAAGGGCAGACCATAGAAATGCTATTTTAAAGGATTGGGCTAAAAGATTAGAACCTATAATAGAACCAAAAGTTCCAGAAGATTATATATCACCTTTTGATAAAACTAAGTGTATCTATTGTTTATCACCTAGAATTGGACCAACAGGTGATGAATTTAGACCATCTACACAAAGAGGGCGGCAAAATACAATAAATTGTGTTCCTTGTTGTGGTGCATGTAATTCCTCAAAACAGGATAAATGTGGAAGTGTATTGATTCAATGGATAAAATCTAAATCACAAGTTGAACAATATGAAAAGATTATTAAATGGTATCAAGATCATGAAAAATATATGTTGATACCAGATAGTATTATCGATCCTAAAGATAACGAGTCCTACATAATTAAAGTAATGGGATTAGATGATCGTCTTAATTCTGTATATGATGATTTTAGTTAAATCTGCATTTTATCATATAAGTGCCGGTTTGAAATGTTCGTTGGTCTAAGTGACGCCGACCGAAATAGGTGGCTCTTTGATATCATATGCCGCATTTTGAACAGAGGAAGGCACACCTGCCATGACGCGCAATTGTCCAAACGGACCATTGTCGGCCGCGGGTGCCTTGACTCGTGGACGTATACTGGCAGGGAGTATATACAGCGGACTTCCTTCGTGGAATAGACCGTCCACCAATATTACAAATACTGCCGTCAATAACAGTGCAACAATCAGGTCACGAGTTGCCACAAATGCGATACAGAAGATGAGAACCTGACGAAGAATCGAATTCGACAAGAGCTCTTTCTGAGTCTCGGAAAGATCAATGACCACAAACCGGCTTCCAATGTTCATGAAAATCATCATGAGTCCCAAGAGCAGTTTATTGTCGTTCAGTGACTCAAACATAGTATTATTCCTATACCCATAGGAAAAAGACTCAGAACGCTGCAGCATCCCGTAAGCTGAACGTTTCCTTGCCCGTTGGCTTGTCGACCGTGTGTCCCGCGGCCTCGGGCTCCTCGTGGTGCTCAGGCTCTTTCTTACCCATGGCGGCGGGAGTCTTCTTCCGTGAAGGAGCAGGTTTCTTGGTATTCTCCGGTGCTTTCTTCCCCTCGTGAGCCTCGGTCTCTTTCTTCTGGCTATTCGTCATGTGCTCCCGAGCAGGGATGGACAGCACCACCGCGAGTGCCAAGACCACCGCAATCATTAATGAATACTTGGCACCCACCAGAACCACCAGCGCCAATGCGACGATCTGCGCAACCGGGGACGACAGAACCGTCACTACAAACCCCGGGGCAGGACGAGTCATAAACACAATATACGCCACCACAAGTCCCGAAACGATATACTCCATATTCTTGGAAAGCGTCATCTCTTTATTGTTGAACGTGTGTTTTTTTTAGGGCGCGAATTGACAATGGCACAGTACGCATCGTTGGACGAAGCCTTTGGAGGGACGTGGGGCAAACAAAAGAAACCCCAACCCTCCGTGCCGAAAGAACAGGACACTCATTCCAATCAGAAAGTGTACAACAGTCCTACTCGGCGCACCGAAGCAGCACTTTCCACTCATTCCAAAGTCGTTCAAGACACTCTACGATCTCTTCCTATTGGAGACGAAGACAGTAATTATGCTCCGGCGACCTATCCCGGAAAGAAAAAGAACAATTCGATTGAACCCTTTACCAACAATGGTGTCGACTCGTATGTCTCTCCTCCGATCCCCGGAACGGGTGATTGGTCCTATGCATCCACTCCTCCCGCATTCAACCAAAGTCTTCATTTTGAAGCAAAAATCGATAAACTCATGCGTATGGTAGAAGGAGCGGCTGGTACCGAAACCCCGTCTACCCACGATTTACTGTTATACATTTTCACAGGGGTGTTTGCCCTCTTTGTCTTAGACTCCTTCGTGCACCTCGGTACGATTCGCCGATGAAATACCACGTCCCGTGTGAGTTAGTCGGGCAGGAAAACAACGCAGAGTTGCATACAGCATACGCTTAATGCCACGCTGAACATTCCGATCTTTCAGATGAGGAGTATCCAACATGATCGACGGAAACCCCGGGAACGTCACCTGCACCGAACGGAAAGGATCCGTATCCACCGTCAGCAGGTCAAACAAACTATTCACATAGTCAAATACACCATCCTCAACGGAGCTAAACTTGTTCTTGATCGAACACAGCTCATCCGTATACGTGAGATCGTATACCGAAGGAATCGTTCTCGACGGTATGATCGTCAGAACATCGTCACGAGACTCCTCATTGATATTGCGAATAAAGTGAAACACAATCGGAGAACGGAGACTCATTTTTTCTTATTCAAAGAACGGCGTTTGCGTGTAAATGACATCCGAGACCGTCGACGAGTTCCACTACCTTTTTTCTCCGCGGCCAACTCGGCCAGACGATCTCTCCAATATTCCTTTGACCTATCAGCTGCTCTTTGCATTGCGTAGGCATACAACGCATGTATACGCCGGTCAAACGCACGATCCTTTAGAATATCGGGACCACTTTTGCTAAAGTCTAGTAGTGGACTGATAGGCTCTCTATATTCCGGTGGAGTATACCTCAGAACATCAAGTGGAGTTGGTGCCATTGGGTACTTGTCGCTCTTCTCGAGGACTTTCGGATATGTCGGGTCCTTGACCAACATATGCCGTATCATACCATACGAATATGGTTTCTGAAACGGCTTTTTGAACAATGCCTGGTGCAATGGGGTTGATCCGCCCGGATCACGATCACCGAGCGCGGCTGGACATACGTCGATCATCTTGCGTAGAATTTCTGGATTTACGTTTATATACGCCGCATAGGTGAGCATATTTAGATCCAATGTATTCCTATGTTTACGAAGAATCAACGCACACGGATCGGTTGACGCGGCGAGTATTCTAGATACTTCCTTCAAATTGTTCGCTCGTACTGCATACAATAGAGCAGAGAAGTCTGGGTCTGGGCTGCTGAACAGATTACTCATTGTACAATGTCTAGAAACAAATGCACATTTGGATATAATGGGTATCTTTGCAATCCACTCTGGCAAAGATATTGCCCTTCTGATCGGAATGACACTCATGGTCTACGTCTTTTTCATGTTTCTTGGAGTGGGTATATCCTCGTACGCCACGTTTTCGACATGTCAGAAAACAAACACATCCGTTCACTTTCAACAAGGTGCTCTCTGGGCAATCTATCCAACGGTGGGATACGCAGTCACTCGATCGATCGAGGCATTTCGAATCTACTTTGATCGGTTTTATCGAGGCTTTGATGGATCGGTATCCGGGGCAGAACGAGCCGGTTGGGTGTCCATTGGATATGTGATGATGCTGACCGCGGTTGCCGGTATGTACGGACTTATGGATACGTCTATTACCGATGTATGCGTTCCCTCTATCGATGAAGCGACCAAATTTAAACAAGATATGCTCAAACGTCAAGCCGCAAAAGCCGCTGCTCACGAATCTACCCCCGCTGTACAGCTGCAAACACAATGAGATACGACACGACCGACAGACCCAATACCCACAACCATAGTGGAAATACGGTGGAAGCCTTCTTGTTGGTGCCAAACGGACGAATACGACCATGCTCGTCAAATGCAAGACGAGGCTGAACGTACAACAAGGCACTCACCAAAAAGAGATAAATAGTGACCATCCACATTTTGGGATTCGCACGGATCGATTCAATCATTATCTGAATACCGTAAAATAGTTCTTGAACAAAATACAGACCTATCTATAATGAGTGTACTCCCCTCGAGGAAGGCATTTGCCGATTATATCACACGTATATTCCTCAAAAGCCGAAGTCGCGGTTTTGACGCAGAGGATGAAGACATGGATCTGTGCACTCGTCAAGGGTCTTCCTCATCTGCACAAGAACTTCTTCCGTACCAAAGACTCGTCCGAGATTATCTGTTGATCGAAACACCCTATCGTGGACTCTTGGTCTATCATGGTCTCGGATCCGGAAAAACATGTTCAGCCATTGGCGTCGCCGAGTCCCTTCTTCACAACAAAAAAGTCTTTGTGATGCTCCCCGCATCTCTCCAGAGCAATTTCCGACAGCAACTTCGCAAATGTGGAGATCCCATCTACATGACATCCAGTCATTGGGAAATCCGTCTCATTCGAACAGAAGCCGATAAACAACCAGCGTTGGCACTCGGTATCTCGGATGCATTTCTTCGCCGACAGGGTCGGTACTTTGTAAGTGTCGCCGACCGCGCCTCCAACTATGATGCACTCCCTCTCGATATTCGCAAAGGCATCGATGAACAAATCTCGGATCTCATCGAATCTCGGTACAAATTCATCAATTATAACGGTCTAAACTCTGAATCCGTCAAACTGTTGGTACCCGAAGATGAACCAGCCACATCCAAGACGTTCCATGACTCGGTAGTGATTATCGATGAAGCACACAATTTCATTTCACGAGTCATTAATCGGTCCGATATTGCGAAACGAGTGTATGATGCGATATACTTTGCCACCAATTGCAAGGTAGTGATGCTCTCGGGAACCCCCGTCATCAACAAACCCAACGAAGTCGCATATTTCATGAATCTGCTGAGAGGCCCTCTTGAACGTATCATCATTCCCACAAAAGAGATGCCAAAGTGGGATGAAGCCGCCATGAAGAAATTCTTTCACTCCCGGAATGACGTGGATACCGTCGAATTCAACAGTATGAAGCGACTTATCTATATCCAACGCAATCCACCCCAGTTCAAGAGCGTCTACAACGACAAAGGGGATCGCATTGCCGTTCAATATTCGAAAGATCTAGACCGGCTAACAAATCAGGAATGGGTCGCCTCCGTACGTGAACCCTTCCAACTTGCATTCCCTGGCTCGGTTCTAGCCGTGGACAATGTCACTCGCGAAATCCTAGAATGTCTTCCGACCAAATTTGAAGAGTTTATCAATTTCTTTGTGGATGGTCTCGATGTGAAGAATGCCCTACTGTTTCAACGTCGTGTCCAGGGACTTGTATCGTACTATAAAGGTGCAGATGAACGGATGCTTCCCAAACGTATTCACGACGAAGATATTCTTCAACTGGTACCCATGTCGGATGAACAGTTCAACCGATACCTCGAAGTACGGTGGCGAGAAATCCAAATGGAGTCTCGGAAAGCCATGCGCGGACCCGCAGCTCTCAACGAGGATTTTACAACCGCGCGGGTTCTCTCACGACTCGTGTGCAATTACGCCGTTCCTTCCGACATGAAAGAAGTGGAACAAACATCCGAAGATCAGAAAGTCGACAAGAGCCAAATACTCGCCCGACTCGTCTCCGATCCTGATCGCTATCTGCGTCCCGCCGGATTAGCCATCTATTCACCCAAACTCGCAAAAGCTCTCGGAATCCTAAAGGAGAGTGTCGGTACCGAAGACTTTCGAAATCAGTTCGTATACTCCACCTATCGTGAATTAGAAGGTCTCGGCATCTTTGGCGCAATCTTGGAAGCCAACAGTTTCCAGCGATACAAACTCATCCAGGAAGGTGGAATCTACAAAGAAGATCCCGCGATGGACCCCACCAAACCCGCATATTCGTTCTACACGGGTGAAGAAGACATCGAACAGCGCGAGATTACTCGGTACATCTTTAATGAAGATTATAAAGGTCTCGAAACCGAGTATCCTCGTCATTCGTCCTCCATTCGAGAGAGCATCATTCGTCGTGGAAATAAAAAACTGCTCTGCGTTCTGATGGCAACCTCCTCGGGTGCGGAAGGCATCAACCTTATGAATGTTCGTCACATCCACATTCTGGAACCGCATTGGAATCCCGCACGACACGACCAAGTGATTGGACGAGGTATTCGCCTCTGTTCTCACGCATCTCGACAGCGTCTAGATGGCGTCAACATTCTCAAAGAAGCCGTCCCACCCGAAGAAAGAACGATCCAAATCTCATTCTATGTGACGATATTCTCTCCGACTCAGATGACGACCACCGATGGATTCAACATTGTACCGATTCGACGTGCCGATACTCGAGCCAAACGGTATGACAGTCCCGATATTCCCGGTGCACAACCACCCGAAGCATTCATGAGCTCCGATGAATTCTTGTACGAGATTTCCTACGAAAAGAGTCGGATTACCGCCGGTATCACTCGTCTCTTAAAACAAGCAGCCGTGGATTGCGAGATCCACCGAAAACTTCATTCAAAGGAACAGCCAGTCTTGCAGTGTATGCGATTTGATTCCACTGTCAAGGGTGAAGATCTCGCATATCATGCATCGATTCGCGACGATGAACTGGATGTCGCATTCCTTCGTAACCAGATGAAGCGTAAACGTAGGCTTCAGCGGGTCAAGATTAAAGGATTTGTCTTTCTAGTGGATCCAGACACTCGTCAAGTCTATGATGAACCTGCATTTGAGGATGGACAGCGTCTCCTCCAGTTAGGTACGGTCGAAAAAGATCGGATCAAGTTCTTTACAGTGCAGTCGAGATGATCGTCTCCAGGAAGGGATCGCACACCTTGGACCAAGGGCGGGTCTTGGCCTTCTCGATACATACACTTGAGCGCTTATTCGACAGAATACGATCCATCGCCGCAGTGACATCCTCCACCGAGGCCGTCTTGGCAATCTTGCCTACTCCAGCTCCAATCGAGAGGTAGGAATACGACGTGACCGGTACAATCTCGGCCACCGTCTCATCCAGAAAGCATCGGTAGTCACCCACATCCACAACCACCTGGGGTGCACCCGTCGCCAGATGCTCCAGCTGACAGAGACCGAACCCCTCCCCGTTTGCAGTATTGATACCGTAATCTGCCGCACCGTACAGCGATGCAATCGTCTTGTCGTCAAGTAGACGAGGAGGTGACGTATCCACTAGGCATACTCGGCTACCAAAGTCAGCCGGAGACAGTCCCAGACGCTTCAGCTCCTCAATAAAGATTGCAACCGGGTGGTAAAAGATCCCAGACTGCGGACTCATATTGCACACAAAGAGCATATACAGTGGTAGCGTCGGGTACTTGGCCACCAACCGAGCAAACGCCATCACCGAGAGATCGAGACGCTTCCTCTCCGAATTACGATTCATATTGAGGAACACCACTGCCTCGGGAGGAATGTTCAGCGTCTTACGAGTGGCAATCCGCTCGGCATCGGAACTGGGCTTGAACAACAGCGTGTCGACACCGTGCTCCAGAACATCCACCTGCTTCTCCGTTGCCGGAAGACGAGAGAGCAGATACTCTTTCCACTTGGGAGTAAAGCAAAAGATCCGATCCGCCCGGGTCTCGATATTCCGAAGCAGACCCTGATCCACTCCCTCGTACACAAGATCCAGATAGATCCACGTCTTGAACGTCTTCTCGACCTTGCCGAGAGCATCCAGAAACCCATTCACTACCAGTGGATCATTGTAGATCATCACGATATCCGGGGATACCGTATCCACATACTCGGCAAGTTTATTGAAACCAAACCCCTGCTGACGAGGCTCCTCGTTGGCGGCTGCATCATACTGAATCACATTCTCGAGCGGACGCATAGGAGCATCCGGCCGCACAGGAGACCGCTGAAACCCAAAGTGAAAGATCTTCACGAGAGGCTGTAGAGTCGAAAGCTGCTTCAGGAGGTTGTGCGATACCTTGGAATACCCCGTCAGCTGCTCCGTATGCGTCGAAACCAACAAAAAGCGAATAGGCTTCTTCGACGTCATTTTATATATGACTGTCCATATCCCAGTAAATAGTATTGGCCAAATATAAATGGCCTCGAAGAACGGCGTATCCAGCTCTGCCCCGTTACAAAATGTGGGAAATGGTGTCACGTGTATCCGTTGTACATCCACTCCGGTGCTTCAGTTTTCGAGTGCGTCTGAACTCATTTCGTACCGGAAGAAACATACCGTGAGTCAGTACTACACGAATCCCACGAATATGTTTCCAATCAAGAACCGGTACGCATCCATGTACACCGTGTTCAAAGATGCTCGTTCGACACGGATACCAACGATTGCTGCGCTGTGTTGCAACAATGGTCAGCTCACGGCTAGATCCGATGGAAAGACAGCACCGTTCTTTTTGAATGTGCACAACCGCTCTCCGGATTAACGCACATTTTCCTTCATTTTAGGAATACGAGTGTACGACCCAAATCGATCCAAGTACGGTATGCTTGGAATCGGAAACATATCCACAACAGATTCGGGTGTCGAGGGAACTATAAACTTTCGAACGTTGGCGCCGATCCAATCATAATTGTACCGAAGACTCATAAAGGCATGAATCGCAACAAGCAAAAGTAATACCAAGACTATCCAAGCCATTGTTAGAACAGCCGAAACAATTCAGCATCGTAAGGATAATATGCCGGGTGGGTTATTACAGCTTGTGGGCGTGGGTGCCCAAAATGTCTTTGTGAATGGAAACCCTTCCATGACCTACTTCAACGCCATGTATAAGCGTCACACGAATTTTGCCATGGAACATTTTCGATTGACGTTTAATGGTCTCGATCAAAACATCCCATCGACCGGAGACCGTACTCTGCGATGCAAAATTCCTCGCTATGCCGATCTTCTTCACGACTGTTACTTGTGCGTCAATATACCCGATATATACTCGCCCGTCGTTCCTTCCCAGTACGAAACTCTCGGTCCTGCTACCGTCCCTGCAACTCCGTACCAATTTCAGTGGATTCCCAATCTCGGGTACAACATGATTGAAACGATCAACGTCACGGTCAACGGTACTCCAATTGTATCCATGACCGGAGAATGGATGAAGATCCAGACGTATCTCAAATACGAAAAAACCCGTCGTCGCATCTTGGATACCATGGTGGGGAATATACCTGAACTCTATGACCCTGCCAACGCGAACGGACGAATCAACCAGTACCCCAATTCGATCCAACCCTCGAGTGCAAATCCTCCTCTATCCAGTCCCACTCCGTCGATCCCCGGTCGTCAACTCACTATTCCATTATCGTTTTGGTTTTGTGAAGAGATTGGTCAGGCTCTTCCACTGGTCGCCCTCACCGAAGCAGAAATTTATATCAATGTGACATTCCGGAACATCTATCAACTGTTTACGGTAATCGATCCACGTGACCAAAATAACCCGAATGCAACTCCTGCCGATCCGACCGGGACATTCGGGATGCGTATTCCGGGCCTACCTCAAGACAATTTCCTAGGTATTCAGAACTTCTTGAGCCCTCCCAATTTTTATGGGGATCCCACGAATCTGACTCTCCAAAACTGGAATCTCAACCCATATATCGAGGCAAACTATATCTTTCTCACCGAGACCGAACGTGCACATGTCGCAGGATTCGAGAGAACCTATCTGGTCACTCAACAGTATGTGTCCACCTTCCGGAACGAGTATGGACTCAATAATGTCCTGATACCTACGTTTAACCTGTGCACTCGCGTGATTGCGCTCTTCCAGCGCACAGATCTCATGCTCCTCAATCAGTGGGACAATTATACGAACTGGAATGGAGAACCTCCACTCACGACGACCCTCTACAAACATGCATTACCATATTATACGTCGGGAGTCACCAATCCGTTGGTATCTCCTCCGCAGGATATCCTTCAAGAAGCCAATCTAATCTTTGACGGAAAGGATAGATTTACCACAAAGAATTCAAACTTTTTCTCACTGATCGAAAACTTTAAATACACGCAGGGAGATACCGTTGAACTTCCGGGTATCTATCAGTATTCATTCGCGATTGATCCCAACCATCCCACTCAGCCATCCGGCTCGGCAAACGGATCCATGTTCAACAAGATCTATCTCCAACATACCTTACAGGTTCCTCCGGTGAACCCCGCCCTGGTGAATCAGACCATTCCTCCGGTATGTGTTGTGAAAAGCACCGTATTCAATCCCGTCCCAACCCCGGTCCCGGCCAATGCGACGGTTCCGCCGGGCCCAGGGCTCCCACCATTGTTTGCACCCAATCAGACAATCCAAATTTACCAGAACCAGACCACAAACGGTATGGTATATCAATACCATGCAGTGGTGTACGTGGAATCCTACAATTATCTCAAAGTAACAAGTGGCACTGCAAATCTTGTGTTTAGTTCATAATGAGTACCTCGGATACTGTTCCCGATGTACCCCCCGCCCTGCCACCCGATTCCGGATCTGCAGACGCATCCAAACCCACGATGAACCCACTCATGTTGCTGGGTGGTCTAGGAGTATTTTGCCTGTTTATTCTGGTGAACCGAACCGGGTGGGCACTTATCGAGAGTACTATCCCGTTACCGGGATGGGTATTCTGGATCTGGATTGTCCTCACCGTGTACGCGTTTATTCATAGTATCGTGATGAACCCCACCGGTTGGACACTTGTATGGTGGGTTATTTCTCTAGTCGTCTACAGTATGTTCATTCTCGGTGCATGGCTCATTCGAAAAATCTTACATTCGTTCGGAGTCATTTGATGTCGTGGGTAGCAGCAAATCGACACTCTCCACCTGGAATCCATACAAGTCGGACGGTTTCAGTGTGAGCAACTCGTCCATCGCCGAGACCGGGTTATCAAAATTCCGAAACAAAATCTGATTCACTTCTGCCGGTGTCCATTTCGAATCTGTCCCTACATCTGCCCACAGTGGATGATCTGGGATCGCTATATCGTAAAACCCACGAATCATATCCCTGAGAACAGATGTACTGCAGCGCTTAAAGTTTACAATCATATCAATCCGGCCCGGACGAATTAGGGCTCGATCGATACGCTCGGGGAAATTCGAGGTAATCACCAACATTCTACCCGATGATTCCAGTGTCCCATCCAGGATATTCAGAAGAAACGACAAATCAATAGGCTCTTTGAGAATCTCATTGTCGTCAACAATAGCAAAGGGGTCGTCCTGTTTCTTTTCCACAACTACCGGATGCTTCCATTCACGGCGAAGAACCATATCACCCATCGCATCGATATCTTCAATGACATACACACGCTCATGAATAGGAATGACAAACCGCTCCAGATTGTTTCCGTTATATACGTGGATATCTTCACTGAAAAAGAGGTGTCTCAACTGGGCTTTTGTCTTGATTTCCGACAACTGTACATTAATAATGTGTCGTCGAGCAACATTTGCAATCGCCTTGGTCTCTGACGTCTTTCCACAACCCGGATCGCCGTGAAATAGAAATCCCAATGTATACGGAATACCCTTCTTTTCATACCAAGCTCGATTGTTCAAGAAAAACTCGGTATGCTTTCGAACCTTGGCTTGTTGATCAAAGTATACATTGTCAAAGGTTCGAGTCGTGGTAAACTTGTGTTTCGAATACACGAGAAACTGAGTGGGGAGTGGATTCTGGGATCCTCGCTGTTTTCCTTTCTGGACAATCTGGTCAAAAAAGAACAAGTGTGTTCCCAGCTTATTTTGCATTCGACGCTCATAATCCTGATTACACGATTCGACAAACTTTTGTAGATGTTGAACATCGTGTTCGTACGAAAAGATGCGGAACTTTATGTTCTTGATGGACCCTTCATCCACATCCACACTCTTCAAATGAAAAAAGATATCGGTATCGATGCACACGGGATCAAACTCGTAGGGTAGATAATCGTGATTCGCAATCGCAAAGAGAGATTTAATGGCCGGTGTACATGTCACATAGTGGATAATCGCGTCCATTCGAGTCAGAAAGGGCGGAGTACCTCCACGAGTTGTCTGCACCGTATTGGTACCGCGCTCACACTCAATCTCCGATCGAGGTTTACGATCCGAAACAACGAATGATCGTCGCATCGGTCGACATGTATTCGAAAACCATTGCTGAACCGCAATCCAGTTCGCAGACAAATAGTCCACAACCTTCATCAACATGTAATTTCGAAACGGAAATATTCCCGCCATCGTTTGAAAGGTGAGAATGCTTCGAAATGTATCGTTCATTTCATGAATTGGAACCATTTGCATGTAAACCCATACACTTGTCGAGCGTCGATGTCGACGAGTGCACCGGTTTCGAGCGTTTGAGACGCAGTTGCTGGGATGCCTTGTGCACCGTATCATCCGACAGAGACACATAACTCTTTACATCTCGAGCCGTGACTTGCGTATTGATGGATGGCATATACAGCTGAATCGGGGGCATTGCGAGTTGCAGTGGAGTTCCACGTTCACGAATATACATTCGAAACTGATCGATACTCAGTGTACCACCAAACATCCGTAGAACGCGACGATCCGGAGCTCGAAATAGATCTTTTCCTTTCAGAAGTGGCTGATACACGGCCTGTAACAACGAATGACGCAACCATTTCTGAGCATCAGTGATCGATGCATCCGCATACACATACGAGAGAGCACACTCGGGACTACAGAAGTGACCCTCCGCATTGTAGCGATGAATATACATGTCGTAATGCGTCGGGATCACGATCGATTTCCAAGCAAAGGCGTGGCAACACCAAAAACACACGACTCCCGCAGAATATTCCACCTGAGTATGGATCTTGGACACAATGTCGTGAATCACGGTCTCGTCAAATTGTTGATGTTTGCTCTCCTCCTTGAGGATTTCCGAATAGGTTCCATTCTCCATGGCAGTGGGAACACTGTGCGTTGGCTCATGAACCGTCTGAGCATCTTTTCGGACTCGGAGAAAATAGACGATCGGAGGATCGGGGGCTATTGTAGACGTACTTGCAGCCTTTTTTGAGCGCGAAGGCATTATATACCGTACGTTCGCTTCCTTAAACTTCTTGTGCAAAACGAAACAACCAATCGCCGGAACAACGGACCATCAATGGCAGACGCATACAAAAAGCTCTCGCACCTCGAGCATGTGCTTCGACTTCCGGAGACCTATACGGGCTCCATCGAGAAGACTTCCGAGGAAATGTATGTCGTGGAAGGAGACACCTTTGTCAACAAGACGGTGCTCAACTTCAATCCCGGGTTCGTCAAGCTCTTTGATGAGGCTGTCGTGAATGCCCACGATCATGTCATTCGCACCCGACAGCGCGGTCTCGCCCTCGTCAAAAACATTTCCATCGAGATTGCTCCCGACAATACGTGGATTGCCATTGAGAACGACGGTCAGGGTATTGATGTTCTCCCTCATCCCGAATACGGAATGTGGATCCCACAGTTGATCTTTGGAGAACTCTTGACCTCCACCAACTATGACAAGGACGAAAAGAAACTCGTCGGTGGCAAGAATGGCTACGGTGTCAAACTCGTCAACATCTTCAGTCAAGAGTTTTCGATCGAGTTGGTGGACTCGACAACAAGCAAAAAATATACTCAAACCTGGCGGAAGAACATGACCGTTGTGGATCCACCGCATATCGTGGCGTCTCGCGTCAAGTCGTACACGCGTATTCGTTGGGTTCCGGACTTTGCGCGGTTCGGAATGACTGCAATCCCCGACGATCTCGTGCAAGTTCTGCGCCGCCGAGCTACCGATCTCGCCATGACGGTTGGCAAGGATGTGAAGGTTCACTGGAAACACGTCGGAGACAAGGTAACCATCAAATGCCGAGACTTGGGTGCCTACGCAGGGGAGTTTGTATCCACTCCAGTCGTGTACGCACAGATCAATGAGCGCTGGTCCGTGGCGGTTACCGATTCTCCTCTCGACAAGTACTTTCACTGTTCCTTTGTGAACGGTATCTGGACGTCGAAAGGCGGGACTCATGTCGACTACATTACCAACCAGATCATCACATACATTACCGAGTATTTGGATACCAAAAAGAAAATCAAGGTCAAACCTGCTCTCATCCGTGACAATCTGGGGGTGTTTGTGACGGCTCTCATCGAGAATCCATCCTTCACATCGCAGACCAAGGAAACGCTCACGACCAAGAGCTCAGCATTCGGAAGCACCTGTCGTCTTCCGGAAGAGTTTCTCAAGAAGATTCAGACCAAACTTGATCTGGTCAACACGCTCATCGTGTCACAGAAAGAAAAGGATGAGAAGGATAACAAAAAGAGCGATGGACGGAAACAATCCAAGATCTATGGCATCCCGAAGCTTGATGACGCTAGTCTGGCCGGTACCAGCAAGTCCTCGCAGTGTACCCTTATCCTCACCGAGGGTGATTCCGCAAAGTCGATGGCTCTCTCGGGTCTCAGTAAGATTCAGCGGGAAACCTTCGGTGTGTTCCCGTTGCGGGGAAAAATAATGAATGTCAAAGATAGTTCGGCATCCAAAGTAGAACTCGCCAAGGAGATTGCCGATCTCAAGAAAATCATTGGCCTTGAATCCGGCAAAAAATACGTGAATGTATCCTCACTGCGATACGGGAGCATCATGATCATGACTGATCAAGATTACGATGGATCTCACATTCGGGGTCTCCTCATCAATCTCTTCCACGAGTTGTGGCACGAGTTGCTGACAATCCCGGGGTTTCTCACGTACATGGCGACACCGATCGTCAAGGCAACCAAAGGCAGGACAACCAAGACCTTCTATACCCAATACGAATACGATCAGTGGAAGGCCACGGACGAGAAGGGATGGAGTATACAGTATTACAAGGGGTTGGGCACATCAACTCGCACCGAGGCACAAGAGTACTTTCGCGACATGAACGTTGTACGCTTTGGGTACAGTGAGTGCTCAGATCCAGCGATCGATCTAGCCTTTAACAAGTCTCGTGCCGACGATCGCAAGACGTGGCTTCAGGCTCACGATCCGTCCAAGATCGTTCTACCGGCTCCGGTACTCCCGTACGACGAGTTTGTACATCGTGACTTGATTCACTTCTCTCACTACAATTTGGAGCGATCGATTCCGTCGGTGATGGATGGTCTAAAAACATCTCAACGCAAGATCCTCTTTAGCGCACTCAAGAGGAATCTCACCACCAAGATTAAGGTTGCTCAGTTGGCAGGATACGTGAGTGAACATTCGGGGTATCATCATGGTGAGGCATCCCTGAATGAGACCATCATTGGAATGTGCCAGGACTTTGTCGGATCCAACAACATGCCTTGGATGGTGCCACAGGGTCAGTTTGGAACTCGGTTGGAGGGAGGTTCCGATAGCGCAGCTCCCAGGTATATCTTCACATACCTACAACCGTATATCAAGCATCTTGTTCCACACGACGATTTGCCGTTGCTCAAGTATCGTGACGACGACGGACTCTCTGTGGAACCCGATTGGTATGCTCCGGTTCTCCCGATGATCCTCGTGAACGGTGCGCGAGGCATCGGTACAGGGTATTCGACATACATGCCACCGTATGATCCGGTTCAACTCAAGACCGTACTGCTCGACTGGCTGATTGAGAGCTGCGAGAGTGACAAGATACTTCGTGATGCGGTACTCAAACCGTACTGGAAAGGATTCACCGGAAGTGTGGACGACGTTGGATCGGGCGACTTCAAGGTCACGGCCAAGTATACGTGCGTGGGAACCAATCTAGTGATTCGCGATCTTCCACCCGAGACGTGGACATCCAGTTTCAAACAGAAGCTAGACGCCTTTTGCGAAAAGAAGGAAATTGTACAAGACTATGTGGATCGGTCTACCGATACAGACGTTCACTTTGAGGTACGATTGATCGAGGCACTTCCGGTCGACAAGCTAGAGAAGGTTCTCGGACTCTCGGAAAAGGTCAAGACGAGTAACATGCACTGCTTTGACAGCAATGGGCATATTCGCAAGTATACGACACCCAACGAGGTGCTCGTCGAGTTTGCGAATCGGCGGCTGGAGCTCTACATTCAACGAAAAGCACACCTTATGAAGGAACTGAATGCCAAGATGCCGTACCATACCAACGTGGTCAAGTTCATTCGGGCGACGTGCGATGGATCTGTCGATCTTCGACGCAAGACCGACGAGGAGTGTGATGCCATTCTGAAAGGAGCAGGTCTGGAGCCAATGGACGACAGTTACGACTATCTGTTGAAGCTTCCCATGAAGAGTCTCACGCTCTCCAACATCACAAAACATGAAAAGGATCTCGAGACGTTGCAGAACAAGTATGCGGCTCTGGAAAAAACCTACCCCCATGAGCTGTGGATGGCCGATCTTCAAGCCATTTAACGAACTTGTGTATTGGAGGTATAATGAGTAACGACGACCGATTCAATCATCGGTTACTCTATCAGTCACTTCTGGCTCGAACGGATGAAGAGTCTCGTGAAGATTTTGAAGTGGATCCCCGAGTTGCACAGTATGCAACTCGGAATGCTGGAGATGAGAACGTGGACACATATACTCCATTAGGGGGGGTGCATACGACACTCTTGGAAGAATCAGACAATATTGTCATTGCGAAGGAACCGAATATCGAACACTATGAAACAGATGTCCCGGTACAGGCTCCACCTTCGACCAAACTGAAACGAACAACAGTGATTATCGATAGTGCACAGCGTGACTGGGTACAACAGTCGAATGCATATTCCAACATTTTTTCGTTTGGTACACAGGCTCCGACCTCGGGGGTTGGACAGATGATTCGATTCTACTTTAATAACGAAGTTGTTCCTTTTTCGGCGTATGACACTCCGTATCCGAACCCGACGACTCTGGTCACGTATGTGCCAATCCAATTGGCCAACAATAAGCCTCATATCCTCAATCTCTCCGAGGGAACGCAGAATATCACTCTGAATCAACAGTTTCTGAATAACGGGCTTCTGGCGAATACCTGGGGGTGGAGACTGGTGGTGAGTCAGACTGGACAGTATAAACATACTCCGGAACCGATTGTGAGTACGGATCGAATCATATACTTTCCCATATACAATCCGAGAGAAACCCGTGGAGCACTTATTGGTGTCGAATATGAACCGAAAGCCTATTCGACGCATATTGCTCCGTTCTCATCCCAGTTGGCAATATCCAATGTTGTGGCTCTCAAACTAGTACGTGCAACCCTTCCTCTTCGTCGATTCGATAGTTATAATCCGGCGGTGTTCTACGACGTCACAAATCCCGACCAGGCACAGAGCGCAGGTACATCGACAAATTCCTTCAACAGTCAGCCGTATATCGTCATGACGATTCAGAATATGAAGGGTCAGTATTATGGTGCTGGACAGGTGATCCAGAATGCCTTTACAGTCTTGGTACAGAACCAGCGATCGGTTCTCGATGCAGAAGCGTCATCGTATCTGAATCAGTTTCAAGATTATTATTCGTGGTCGGAAGAGACGTTTGAATTCGATCCACCTCTGGCCCAATTATCGAATGCCGCGATTGCCTTGTCCAATAATGTCGGACAACCGTTTGTACAGAGTGATGATCTCAATGGACTGTTTATGACCTTTGGTCGCAATACGAACAATATTTCGTCGGGGTTTTGTCAGGGCAATGTCGTGTTCAACATCACTCGAAACCCTACAAACTATCAAAATTGGGGCCTCAACAATGGTACCGTCAACTATTTTGGCACCAATGAGATTCGAGTGGGAGATGAGATTTTGTCGTATGCTCCGGTGATTACAAGTATACTCAGTACTCCCGGTCTTCCACCGATTCTTCGACCGTTCTTTCAGACGTTACTGACAAATACCTTGCTCGTGACTCGGGTGTTTTCGACCAATACTATTTCAGGGTACGGACTCGAGATCGGGAATAATCTGTATTCGTATGGTACATCGTTTAGTGCGATCATCAAGCCGTCGTCCTTCAGTAATATGATCGCCATCAATACGATGATGGGAGCAATCGGTGCCCCAGGAAATGGACTTCATCATTGGGGAGAGGTTACCACGAATCCCGGGGCTTCCGATCCTCCCCCGTCCGATCTCAGTGGTCTCAATTATTTTGTGATTCCACCGTCGCCCGTTGCGTACCGTTACTTTCAGGATGGATCGATCAATACCGTATATTTGCAACCAGATTTGATAACATTGTCGAGTGGAACTCCACATACTTTACCAATCCTGAACATGGATATGCAGTCGACCTACGCCTTTGAGGTGACATCCTCGGTTGCCGATACGACACATATGAAGAAAATCATCCCGAACTAATAACAAGAATGTCCGAACTCAATCAAATCTATATCGGGACGGCGATTCCGAACGCACCGAAACACACCGGGCTGGTTCCGAGTCTCGCAGACCCCGAAACCACGTCAACCCAGGCCTTCAACATTTTCAAGACGTATGACGAGAGTCCTCGTCTGCCGTTTGGTTCGACCTTTGCGCAACAGGCAACCATCCGCATCCATACCCCAACTCCGTTGAATCAGGCCTTTTTTAGTGAAGAAAACATGAAACATCTTCAGAATGAGATTCGGTACGGTGTGTGGGTGTCCAGTGGAAATCAATATGTGATTGATCCACAGAACCCCGACGACCTGAAAACAATCATGCGCAGTTACTATCTACAGTATTCCACGAATGACCCCGACAAGTTTCATCAGGAGTTGGCCGCCCTGAACAATCGAGTCGTCATGTTTGCGGTCGATCGAGTCATGGTAGAAATCAAACAGTATATCAAATATCGTAAAGATATCCTGAATTACCCCGAACAGATCAGTCGACCGGTGAATGCCAATATTACTGGATCTCGTTCTGCGGAATTTACGAGCTTCTTTTAGACCAAGGTTAATCAATGATGCGCTTTGAGGGTCGTGTATATACCCTGTCTCCGAAAGGCCTTCTCCTCTGGGAATCCGGATGGGAGACATTTCGACCGGTTCACTCCATTGTGTGGAATCCTACCCACAATCAAGTGGAGCCCTATTTTGGAGATCTTACATCCGATCTATTTCATACCGAATACGGATTTGGGTCTCCGGACATGCATAAATTTTGTGTTCAGTTTACCGATGATCATGCTCACGAAGTAGAGACTGCCAGGACCATTGCATCTCCCGGGGAGCTGTGGAGACAAACTGGAAGCACGTTGCAGTGGGTTCGTGACCGTCCGATGATTGTTCATCCGGAGAGTACTACAAGACCGGATCGATCCAAGTTTTTGCAGAGATATTCACTCCGAGGCAAGACGTTCCGACAACCTCCTCGAAACTTACGTGGAACTCGCAAGATCCATACACACAAATGACAGCCAAGAGGATCAATATTATTTCGAACAATCGGGGCCAGACGGGTCTAACACACGATACAAGTCTATTTCGAGGAATCTGGTCGCTTGTGGACGAGGATGTCGAGTTTCGTAGGGTACATCATTCTCACCCACAATGTCCGGAAGCGGATATCAATGTATTTTTTGAGGTACTGAATCCGAGTCTGTTTGTCTATGCCGGTGTCAACATCTGGATTCCGAACCCCGAGTGGACGTACACCACCTGGATTCCGTATCTCTCTCAACTGGATTTCATCTGGTGCAAGACGCATCATGCAGTGGACATCTTTCGTCCTCACAACCAGAACACGATCTATATTGGCTGGAGTTCGATTGGGAAAGCAGAGGCACCGATCAAGTACTATAATAAAGCGATTGTACTCTGTGGAAAAAATGTGTTTCGTCACCCCCAGATTCTGGTGGATGCATACAGGATTGCGGAAGATATCACCAAGCTTCCGGAACTCCACATTGTGTGTGACTCGTCGCGAATGAATGTCCGAGTCTATCCTGAAGTGGAATCGAAGATCAAGATGTATACCGAAGAGCTTCCCGCAGAACAGTATGACGAGCTTCTGTCCAAGTGTGGTCTTGCGATCTGTATTTCGTCGGCAGAAGGCTTTGGACATGCGGTGAATGAGGCGGCATCGTCTGGATGTAATTTGATTCTCTCGGATATCCTTCCGTTTCGAGAGTTTGGGTATGATGCAACGTGGGTACCGACGCACAAACCGATTGTGTCGGATCGGGTGGATACGCTGTACAACTATAAGATTTCGGATGTATTTGTGGCGTTGGATACGTACCTCGGTCGTACGGATCGAGAGAGAATAGCTGCGTCCAACAAGAATGCCGATACATACCGAGAGAAACATAGTCGGTGGATAGAGATGATGAAACAAGTGATTACAACATTGCGAGATACTCCGCGTTATTCGTTGGAAGATAGTTCGATCCCGGAGGATCAATTACCGGGGGTTACGATTGTCACTCCCACGAAAGATCGTCTCAAGTTTATGGAGTTATGTGCTGGATGTGTCGATACGCAGTGCTATCCTCGCGACAAACTCGAGTGGCTCGTGATTGACGACGGAAAGGATACATGTGAAGATCTCATCAAGCATATTCCATTTGCAAAACATATACTGTGCATGTCGGGTGATACGATTGCAGCAAAACGCAATATCGGTGCACAAATGGCCAAGTATCCGGTGATTGTGCACTTTGATGACGACGACATATATCCTCCCAACAGTATCCTATTCCGGGTGTCCATGTTGATGCGAGGTGGGTCAAAAGGGGCAGTGTTCTGTACCACGATCCCATGTTATGATCTACAAAACTATATTTCGTTTGTGAATGTTCCGCCGATGCATCTCACCATGTCGGAACGGGTGTCGGAAGCAACTCTCGCATATACGAAACAATTTTGGGAAGAAAAAGGGTTTCACGAAGATACTCGCATTGCCGAAGGAGACACGTTTCTGCGCGGACGCGAAGACAGGTGTCGGGAGATTTCTCCACAAGAAGTGATTGTGAGTCTTGTACATTCCAAGACAACGTCGTCACGAAAGGCTCCGGCTGGAATGGAGCCGAATGGTTGCCACTATGGGTTCACGGATGAACTGTTTACAATGATCTCCAAGATCATCGTTTAGTGGCGGCGAGAGCGGTGACGGCGGTGACGGCGACCGGCCGTCTTTGCCGTGCGGTGGCGGCGGCGGCGACGACCGCCATCCGTGGCCCCCGTGGTATCCGGGACATCCTCGCCACCTACACCCAGCATGTGCGCCATCGCGTGGCGCCGGTGGCGGAGGGTGTGGTACCGAGAGTGGCGACGACGGCGACGACGACCGCCATCCACCTGACCATCAGTTGCGGAATGTGCTCCTCCGACAGGAAAAGGCGAAAGTGGGCTGCTCATTTTTATTAAACACTCTACATATTTTTTACGCGGAGCACATGGTGCATGGCTCGATGGTAAATTTCTGAGCCGCGGCGACTGCCTTGGTTCTCAGATAATAACATCCCGTCTTGAGTCCCTGCTTCCAGGCATACATGTGCATACTCGAGATACGAGAATAGGTAGGATCGCTCACAAATAGATTGAGTGATTGCGACTGACACACAAACGGGGCGCGGTCACGACTTAGATTGATCAACGTCTTCTGTGGGATCTCCCAGGCCGTCTTGTATCGCTCCTGAACCTCGGCGGGGATACCCTCAATGCCTTGGATACTTCCATTATTCACCATAATCTGAGTACGCATATCCGGGGTCCAGATCCCCAGTTCGGACAGATCGTGAACCAAATGCTTATTCACTACGATAAAGTCTCCAGCTAGGACGTGGCGGACATACAGATTCGACGTGAAGGGCTCGAAACACTCATTGTTTCCGAGGATCTGTGAGGTAGACGCGGTCGGCATCAGCGCAATCGACAACGAATTTCGGAGACCATATTTGACCACCAGACTCTCGAGCAATGCCCAATCGAGATAGTCGGTCTTGGTGGGGCGTTCATTCCACAGATGATACTGTAGCTTTCCTTGACTCGCGGGAGATCCCGCATGTCCAGAATTTGCTCCTTCGGCCGCCGCCAGTTCTGCACTTGTAGAAATTGCCGCATAATACATATTCTCAAAGATCTCTCGATGAAGGGATCGAGCCTCATCCGATGTCCACGACAGTCGCATCTTGGCAAATACATCCGCAAGTCCCTGGACCCCGATACCAATCGGTCGATTCTTGGAATTGGATGTGAAACACTCGGGGGTAGGATTGTAATTCCGATCAATCACTATATTGAGATTCTTTGCCAGGGTTGATGTGACACGTCTCAACGTATCGAAATCAAAGGAACGATCCTCTCGTACAAATCGTGAGAGAGCTACACTGCCCAAATTGCATACTGCCGTCTCTTTGGGAGATGTATACTCGACAATCTCGGCACACAAGTTCGAACTGGTGATCGTCCCCAGATGCTGTTGGTTCGACTTGCGATTACAGGAGTCCTTGTACAGGAGATACGGCGTCCCCGTCTGGATCTGTGCATCCAAGATCATCTGCCACAGTTTCTGAGCCGGAAGAGTCTTTCGCGCCTTTCCTTGACGCTCATAGGTCTCGTACAGTTCCACAAAGGATGACCCCACCGCATCGACGAGACCCGGACACTCGGATGGACACATCAGTGACCAGTCGAGATTGGCTTCCAGACGTTGCATAAACAGATCCGGAATCCACAGCGCATAGAAGAGGTCTCGAGCCCGGTCTTCCTCTGCACCCGTGTTCAATCGAAGTCGCAGGAAGTCCTCGATATCCGAATGCCATGGCTCCAGGTACACGGCAAACGATCCGTTGCGTTTTCCACCTTGGTTCACATATTTCGCAGTGTCATTGTAGACCTTGAGCATAGGTACGATGCCGGTGGACGTTCCGTTCGTTCCGTGGATACGAGAATTTCTCGCCCGAATGTTGTGGATCGAGAGTCCGATACCCCCAGCCCACTTGGAAATCTGAGCACAGTCTCCCAGCGTGTCGTAGATCCCTCGTATCGAGTCTTCCTTCATTTTCAAAAGAAAGCAAGAACTCAATTGAGGGTGAGCCGTTCCAGCATTGAACAACGTCGGAGTAGCATGGATAAAGTATCCTTGCGACATTGCGTTATACGTGTCTCGAATCGCCTCCAGATTGTCACGATGGATTTCGATGGCAACGCGCATCCACATGTGCTGTGGACGCTCGATGATGATTCCATCCTTACGGAGAAGATACCCCTTCTCGAGTGTCCGAAACCCAAAGTAATCAAACATAAAGTCGCGCGAATAATCGATCATGGATTGCACCGTCTCTGCAGCCGCACCGATCTCGGGACGCAACCGGTCTCTGAGAATGGTACAGCACTCTGCAAAGGTCGAAGGAGTGTTTTTGTGATGGCTGTCGATCAGGATACGAGCTGCAAGGATACCGTAGTTTGGATGGTTTCGAGCCTGTAGACTTGCACAAATTTCGGCCGAGAATTCATCGAGTTTTGTGGTGGTAATCCCATCCTCAATCTGAGAACAGACCTTCTGAGCAACCTGAGTGGCATTCACAAAGGGGAGATCGTTCGAAAGGGCCTTGATACGAGCCAGTACCCGATCAAAAGACACTTCTTCGCGGTTTCCGGAGCGGGTGACGACGTACATTGTGATAGTATGGTTGCTTGTATTTAAGAGTTAAATACGTTTTCACTAATAATGCAGTGCCCCTTCAGTGGTGATGCTCCGGAATGGTATTATCGGGAAGGTATCTATGTCTACGGATGTCGTTATCGGGAGGGTGAGGCATACAGTGTTCTGTACTGTATACTGGCCATCCTCATTTTGATATTCTATTGTCTTCATGCGTATCGATTCTAGCGGATATGTGCATTGATTCCATTTCTTTGACAAACAAAGACATGGCATACGGCATTCGTAGAGTTTCGACCGACCCTTCCTGAGTGGAATCGAGGAGCCCGGTACTTGGCTGATAGAGTACCTCGTGTGCATCCGAACGTTTCATGAAACTTTCTTCGATGAAGGCGGAGACTCCGTGCGCAATCAAGGCATCTCGTTCCATCTCACCGATACGAAGACCACCTCCCGCCGATCGTCCTTCGAGTGGCTGACGAGTCAAGAGCGTTCGTGCACCCGTATCTCGGTAATTGATCTTGTCTTCCACCATCAGTTTCGATCGAAGATAATACACCGGTCCCAAAAATATCTCCATTTCGATCATTTCTCCCGTCATGCCGTTATACATGATGTCACTGCCGTTGGGTTCGAAACCATTCTTGGCCAACAGTTCCCTATACTCACTAATCTGATTCTGAGCCGTGAAGGGAGTGGCGTCGATGAGTGTTCCCACGCTGCAACCGATACGTCCACTCATCGATTCCAGGTATTGACCGGTCGTCATACGGGATGGAATTGCATGAGGATTGAGGATCAAATCCGGTCGTAGACCTTTTGCATTGAATGGCATGTCGGATTCAGGGAGTATCATTCCTACCGTACCTTTCTGACCTGCTCGAGAACTAAACTTGTCTCCAAGAATTGCAGTTCTCGATTCGGCAATCCGGATTTTGATTCCACGGAGTCCATCCTTGTTTGTGAAGATCTGGATACCATCCACAATCCCAGTCTGTCCTCGTTTCGGTAATTCTGAAATATCTCGATAACCTTTCACGGCTCCGGTGATATCCACAACCGGGGATACAAGACCCAAGAGAACCGTATTCTCGTCGACATGGGCTCCCGCTCGGATGATACCCTCCTCATCCAGTTTCGAATAATCCTTATCGGCCTTCAACTTCACTAACTCTGTGTACTTGGGGTTTGTCGACGGGTTTGCAATCTGGGTCTGAGCTTTCGATGCCGGATCGATGAGCTCTTCCTGCATCGTATACGAATGAAAATACGTCGTCCGGAACATTCCCCGCTGCAGTGAATTCCCGTTGAGGATCACCGAATCCTCCTGATTGTACCCAGAATACATGGCAATCGCAACCATGGCGTTCTCACCGTACGGTAGACATCCTCCACGTCCTAGAATGTGGGGGTATGCCCAGGTCTCACAAATGGGTCGTTGTGGAGAATTCAATATCAGGGTTATCGTATCAAACCGTTTGTTAAAGTTGCTGTGAAACCATGATGCTCCCTGACGACACTGTGCACATGAGAATGCAACGCGAGGCGACGGATTGTGGTCACAGAACGGTATAACTGCTGAGAGCGGGGACAATAAAAAGATACCGTGTATCTCGGACATTTGGTTGGGATGGAAAGGTACGATCGAGAGACGAAGAGTATCACATTCCTCCGAATCCACCAGATCAAACCCTGTCTCGCGAAGCTGTGTCCACGTCTTCATGGCCAAGATGCGTTCGGCGGTCATACCGGGTCGGTATACCGGTCGTATCGGTCGTCCAGGATCGGTAGCAATCACCATGACATTGTCCGTTCGATTCCATGCGATGGACACGGTGGGGTTGATACGTGAATCCCGTCGTTGAGCGAGAAGAAGAGTATAGATTTCGTTGGTTTTGCGGGTGCATACTCCCACCATATCTCCATTGAGCTGAATTCGTGTCCACGCCGTGTTCCAACTGGATGGATGGATTGTGGAAATGTGGCGAAATTCTGGGCGAGAGTTGAGAATGTCTAGTATCTCACGACGAGTGGATGCCGTGGATACGGTGGTCAACAGTGAAAAATGTTTGACGAGACCAACACTACGACCATCCGGGACATCGGAAGGACATGTGAACCCATAGGATGATCCGTGGAGACGTCGAGCACCCAGAATCTTGGATCCGTCATCCATATCTGCCTTGGAACGCCGGAGTTGAGATACGGTACCCAGAAGGGATATTCGACTCAATATCTGGGACACGCCGTCTTTTCCACCCCACTTGCCTTTGAACGATTTGGAAATATCATTCATAAACGTGTACGACTTCCAGTAAAAGCCAATATTTTCACGTTGCACAAGGTTCACAATGTTTCTGCCACTGTAGACCCGCTCTTCGAAATGTAGACGAGTATCGAGAGCCAGAGTGAGACTCTTGGCGACGGTTTTGTACACTCGACGAAACTCCTGAAATAAGAGATCTCCCGAGACATCGAATCGTTTGAATCGAAAGTGGTCACGATCCGTGGGCTTGGAGATACCAATCGCGTTCTCCATACAGAGGCGCATGATGTACCCGAGACAGTACGCTTTTCGGCGATACAGAGTGGCCACATCATCGGAGGGTTCGGGCTCGATATGTGGAAATGCGAGAACCTGGATATTGTAAAACACTTCTTCGATACTTCGCGTTTTTGTTGTCCGGCGTAAGATGGCGAGATCATCGGTAAACATTGTTTTGAGTTCTCGGTCGTGAGACAGTAGAATCTGCATGAATAGATCATCATACGCAGATCGCTCTTCCTCGGGAACACCCACGAGAACAATATCGTACAAGTCTTTGTCGTTCGATATTCCTAGCATTCGAAACAACGAGATCACGGGGATCGCGTCTTTGAATCCGGGAAGGGTCATGACCGGAATACGACCGGAGATACCGAGACGTGATTCTCCCCATTCGATTTGTGATATTTCCTCGACGTCCATTTCTCGAGGTTTCGGTGGGATTTCGAGATAATGAGAGGACGGTCCTCGCGTTCCATCTTCACTGACACTCCGAATTGCTGCAAAATAAGAACGCTCTTCGCCCTTCTCCTCCGTTCGTCCGCCGGGTATACCTTCGTCTTGAATGGATACAGGCTTGTACTGCTTGTTTCCCGCGTAATAGAGGTTATTTCCCAGACGTTCTTGAGATAGGAGCACTCGTTCTCCGCCGTCGACAATAAAGTATCCACCGATTTCGTGATAGCATTCGCCTTGAGCATACATTTCCTCCGGGTTCAGTCCCGAGAGATGACAGAATGCAGATCGTAGCATCAGGGGGATCTGAGCAATGAGTACCTTCTCGAAAGATACCACGTCGGGTTCACCGGTTTCGTACGTGTACACGATATCAATGTCGGCTCGAACATCGAGAGCATACGTTTTATTTTCCACTCGACAGGTGTTGGGCATGATTGCGTTCTCGAGTTCGTCGAGCGGAGGAGAATACCCGATGCGCGTCCCGTCGCGACCACCAATAAACACCTGAATCGTTCTCTTTTCCGAAGGAAGAACCAGCTGAATCGGATTGGACGCCTTCAAAAAGAGCGGCAACTGCCGACGGACAAAGTCGTTATACGACTCGATGTGGTGCTGAACAATCGGGTTCAGGGTGTCCGTGTAGTACGTGTTGCATATGTGACGGGCAGCAGCGGCGGACATTCTTCTTACGATATAGTAGAGAGATCCTATGGAGGCTATTTTTCGCTCGTATGGAAAGGATTTACTAGTAATCCTATCCACATTGGGAGTATTTGCTCTCGTTTCGTATGTGTATATGATTCTGAAACCAACGGTGATTCTTCCGCCCAACACTAAGGTATCGACGTGCCCCACTCGGTGGACATACGACCCGGATACAAAGATATGTACTCCTCAATATCCTACCAAATGTTTACCATTCAATCCTGATCGGTACAACAACCGAGAAAAGTGCGATATTGCAAATTCGTGCGAGACGGGATGGAAAGGACTTTGTACGACGTAGGTATAAGTATATATGATCTCTGAAGTATTTCGCCCAAGTTCGCTAGATGAAATCATAGGGCATGATGAAGCGAAACGGCTGATCCAAGAGTATTTGAACGCAAATCCTCGCACCAAAAGCATGTTGATTGCCGGGTCTCCGGGTATCGGAAAAACCACATTGGCATTGGCAGCTGCGCAAACGTGCGGATACGAAGCTCTCGAAATCAATGCATCTCGATCATTACGGTCTCACGATGATGTTTCCGCCCTGAGAAATTCGTGCCGAGCAACCGTGTCCATTCTGTCGGTTATAAAATATAAAATACCCAAACCAACCTGCGTTATTCTCGACGAAGTGGATGGCAGTGACCCACATGCCCAACGAAAAATTCTCGAATGGGTTCAAGATCCCGAACGCCATGTCCCAATTTTATTCACAGCGAATGAGATTCCGATTATTCTGAAACGTGCAACGGAGAATGTGTTTATTCACCGTTGTATGCCATTGAATACTCGTGTTCTGTACGAAACTCTTCAATCTCGGGTCGGTATATCGTTTTTAGAATTTCAAACGGTAGCCAAAGAATGTCAACATGATGTTCGAAGGATTTTACACCGAACCCAGTACGGTGTCTCGGATCCTCCGAAAATTGTCACGTCGTCGGGAGATAGTATCGTGGATCTCTTCAAGAGTGAAGAAACGTTCTACAAAGACAATCCCATACTTCGGGGTCTCGAATCCACTGGAACCTAACCACGTTTTTCGCATTTGCAGTATTCGAGACACGCGCGGCAAACTTGTGTGGAGATTCCAATAATTGGCTCTTGTTGACCGTATTCCAACGGTGACCAATAACCAATAGAATATCCTTGGATGGGAGCATTACCATCGGCAGTGTCCAATCTTTTGTGAACGAACCCTCCTCCGCACGTACCGCCTTCTCGTCGAATCGACGCTCTTTGGCTAGATGCCCACGAAACAGATACGTGGCAGCCGTGGAGTGATTCTGACCATACGGTCCCACATCCATAAGCGCATTCTCTACGGATAAAAATACCGACATGATCTCACATCCGATAATGTCGGACGCCGGGTTTGCAATGAGCGCCTCGACCGACTTCTGGATACGCTGTGGAGGATAATAATCGTCGTCATCCCAGAATGCGATATATGCCGGATTCAGTTTCGAAGCCTCCTCAAGACATACATTTCGCAGATATCCGATAGGCTTCTTCTCCTCAATACGAATGTAGGTCACAGGGGGAAGTCCCGAGATCGTCTGAATTCCCGACCAATCTTTCTCTGCCTCCGAAGAATTATCCAAGACAATCCAGTGAAGATTGGAGTATGTTTGCTTCTTCATACAGAGCGCAGAAAACTCTAACGAAAAGCGTCGATTGTACGTGGGAGTACATACAACGACAAGACTCATTTTATGTAGTATTGTGTTGTTCTTCACGTATATCGTTTCGGCAGAGCGGACAGTAGACACTCCGCGAGTACCACGTCGTGGCGCAGACTCGATGGAAGGTGTGATTACAGTTACGTAAACGTACCCGCGCATCGTCATGTCCAAATGTCTCTTGACAAATGGAACATGCAGTCTCGGATGACGCCTGAGAATCTGGGGCGAGAAATGCCGCATTCCTCTGCTCGACGGTCGGAGCAACGATAACAGGATCTGGAAGTGAAGCGAATGTAAGCCCAGCAAGGGGAAGCCCAGCAAGGGGAAGCAATCTCAACAGACGCTCCGAATCATAACGCTCAAGTGCAGATAGCAATCGAGATTCGTTCGTCAGAAACCGGTATACATTGGAATCATTGTGCTCACGACGAAAAAAGTCCTGTCGGGTTGTGAGAATCAACCCTAGATATCTATTCTCGGCCATTATGTTGTAAATTCACACGAAGCGTAAAGCGGTTTTTAGCGAGATGCTTTCTTGGTGAAGAACGAATCGAGGGGTCCTTTCCGTGAAGAACGTGTGACATTTGCCAATGTCGGTTCTCCCAGAAATAACAGTTTGTCCAGCATCTTTTCTTTTTGTTCAAGGACCTTGAGAGTCGCTTCTTCGGGATCCCCCAGTCTCTCCAGATATGTTTCATACAGTTCTTTGAACGGAACCCGCGGTTCCACAAACCCTTCAATCTCTTCAATACAGAGCGCAAACAGCTGAGCAACCGGATTCTGAATCTGATTGGTCACGTAGTGAACTGTATCGATCGGTAGGTTCTTTTCACGAACGTAATCAATCTGTTCAATCTTGTCTCCCTGGAGTTTCTTGTACGTCGTCTGAATGTATACGAATTTCAGTCGGTCTCCTACATTCGGAGCATTTCCCGGATCTCGGACCGTCATACGATCGGCCAGAACCCGATGTGCGATACGGGTAGGATCTTTGTAATCGTCACGCAACTGTTTGGTGATGGCAAACTTTTCGAGTGGGAAATCGGTTCGAAGAACTCGAGCGATCATACCCTTCACAAACTTGACGGCTGCTCCCACATTTTTCTCCTTGAGCAGGATATCCAGTGCACCGCCGTACACATCTTTGACGATCGGAGCATTGTCACGACGCTTGAGAACATCACCCATGGACGAACGATAGCATTTGGTGGGGTCGGTCTCGTACTTCATACCTACATACCGTTTGCGACAGAACAAGATGAAGGGATAGAAGGTCTTTTCGTACCCGATCACAAAGGCCTTGTGCGTACACAACGAGGTAATGACCTTTGCAGCTTCCTCGCCGAGCGCAATCGCTTCACGTAGATTCTTGCCCGGAAAGCGAACAAAGATAGAGTCTGTATCCCCGTAGATCACATCCGCACCAAACGTGTCTTCTACGGTAGACTTGGCAAAGAGTAGCTGACGTCGACCCACTGCCGTGGTACATGCTGCTACACACATTTTCCGAATCGGTGAGGTTCGAGAACCCATTTGACCATAAATAGAGTTTGCAACCACCTTGTACGCCAACTGAAGACCATTGTAGACCGATTTCTGAGCATCTTCTACGGTGGGGTCTTCCATCTTTTTACGAGCTTCTTTCCGCTTCTTGAGCATGATTTCAAGTGCCCTTGGGACCAGGCCGGTCGATAGCTCATGTCCCTCTACGGGCTTCACATAGATACACACACACTTTCCTACAATGGCACCATCTTCCTTGACATCGTAGGACACTTCATTGTAGTCGAGTCCTTTCAGATCCTTACGACCTTCGAGAGATGTCAACTTTCCATCCGCATTGTAGTGTTTGATGCAGATGAGAGTGTCCGGTGAAAGATTCTCACCAATCATGGACGACGGATACAGAGAATTGAAATCTAGAACCGCAACCGGAGTATCCAAGTACATGCCAATTTTGGGTGAAATGACGATTGCTCCTTCGTACGACGAATCTCCTTCGTACGATTCTTGAGTGAGGATGATTTGGTTCCGTTTGGATGCCTCGTACGCGATTCGACTAAAGATCTTGATTCCCTGACCCCGGAGAAAGAGATACTGAAGTGGAACGAAACACACATCCGCCATACCTCGAGCATTCACCAGGGTGTCCAGCTTGGCCATGAGTGTCAGAACTAGATCGCAATCCTGAATACAGTATTTGGCAACGACTCCTCGATCCGCGTCGGAACCTTCGTGCATTCGAAAGATATCCGAGGGATGAATATCGTCCTTGGTAAACGACCATTCAAGGATATCTGTGGACGCAATCTCCGCATCAATGGTAAACGACTTTGGAGACACTGCGGTCACGACATACTTTTTCCCGTCGTTGAAGGGATTGATCGTATTGCCGACAATGTCGAATTTCACATAGTTTCCTGGGAACAGACCTCGAGTTGTCTTGGTGAAGATTGTCCGTCCTTCGATCTTGACCACTTTGTCTCGCAGGAATCTGGATGCGACATCGTCAAGTTTGTAGCTATCGAGAGTATGCTCACGACGCATGTTCAACAACAAGTCGATCGAAAGTCGTCCGGGCATCTTGAGGTAGTGGACATTGTACTTACCCGAAGCCAGTTCAAAGGCCTTGTGTTCGAGAGGTTTTCCCCATACGGGGGCTCGACCAATGGGAAGCTTTCCGAGTCCACATATCTCGGCCCGGTCGTGAACATACTGATCATCGAACATAAAGGTATTGTATCCACAGATCACGTCGGGATTCTCATCGGTTATGAACTCGACAAACGACTCGATCACATCTCCTTCGGACGTGCACGGTATGAACTCCGGGGATCCGGTCACTCCACCAAGAACAAAGACTCGGCGTTTCACGTTTGTCAGCATATCGGAACTCCATCGAATTGTGACTCCAATCTGGATCAGTGGGTCACCGATCTCTCGTCCACCAAATAGATTGGATAGAGCCGTGGCAAAGGACGCGATTGATGCATCGTCAATGTACTTTTGAATATGTGGTTTCGTCAGAAAGGGTATGAGAACCTTCTCTCGAAAGGTTGGAGTTGGCGTGAACCCTTCGGTACAAAGACGCTTCAGGAGGATGTCGGACAGACTTTCGTCGCTGTCGGTCTCCAGATCACTCAAGAAGTGTTCGGCAACGTATTCCCATGTCTTTTTGGCGACTGGGAATCGACCAGACTTTGACATGCACTCAATATCGTATGCGGCGATCTTGAGTGGGATTTGTTTGGTAGGGTTGGGAAGTATGTCTCGTACGTGGGTCGCCCATCCTCCTTCGATCTTTCGAGAGGGTGTGAACGTAAAGGGAGATGCAGGAGCGATTTCACGATCGTGAAACAACCGTAGAAACGGGGCGATATTGGATTCAAAGACGCGAGGAAACATCTGTTTAGCGATATTTCCCACTTCACGCCAGTCTTTGAGGGATTCTGTTTCTATTTTCCATACCTTTACCGCAGTGTAATCCGAGTATCCCGCGTAGACGTCGTGCTTGGTGTGTTCGGTCACCGTGACTCGGAAAATCTTGTCGGTCTGCAAACGGCTTTTGAAGTGAACAATCGTCACCTCGCCCGGAAGAACATACATGTACGGTTTGAAGCCTTCAATTTTGACGAGAGCAGCCCCTTCTTCGGTTCGACCGTAGACGTCTACGACGTAACGGCCAGACTCATCGTGTTCAATCCAATCACAAGGTTGCATGGTTGTTCTTGTATAAAGAACCAAAGTCAAGTATCCGTTTTTGTACTTTTTCCTGAGACCAATACAATGACGGACCAGGAGCCTCAAACTTCGAACCCTATCTCTTGGTTTTATGCACCGACTCGTTGGAAATCAGATACTCGTGAGGTACAGTATAATGCCGTGGACAATGCGGCGCAGCAGAATTATTATATGACGACAGCCCGACCTCAGCCAAATCCGTGCCAGGATCCTATGGCAACCGGTTCGTTTGCAGCACCCTTTGTGACGATGAACTTCACGGGAAACTATGGAAACACGGCGGCAGGTGGTTGTGATGTAGATTTATACTCTCGCCTCGTCCTGGGAGATCCGAATACCCAGCGTCCGAAAGGCCCACAGCAGCTGTTTGAGCGTGTATGGGCGAGTACACCGTTTATGCAGGGTCAGGGTGCTCCGAAAGAAGACAAGGATGCCGAGAGTAAACTTATTCAGAGTATTCCTGTTCGTCAACGCAAGGATACAGGAACGGTCACAGATAAGTTCTTTGCGAATCAGTTTGATCCACAGCTCCCGGCAGTTCGTAACGAGATACGTGATGTGAATAACTGGGTACATTCGGATTGGATTCGTGGAGGTGAGCCGTCGCGTATCATTCGACACAAAGTACTCAATACCTAAAATAAATGCGTGTCGTATTCTTTGCTCAGCAGATGCCCGATCCTTGTGGAGCATTTTTCCACGACATTGTTCTGGCTCGGGCACTCAGAGCCAAAGGGCATACCGTAACATTCGTAACTATGAAAAGTATGCCACGAAGAGGTGAATACCGCGGTATCCCGTTTGTGAATTATATGGTTGCCGGAAACGAGCTAGAAAAAGCAGATATCTGGAATAGTCCTCATTATCCTTTTCTGTCTACCGTGCGGAAACTCAATGAAAAGTTTGAGAAACCGTTGGTGATAGTTATGCACTATGGTGAAGATCGTAAGAATATCGAGACATGTACACGAACTGGACACTGGGCAGAGTTCCTATGGGTGGTATCCAATCATATTCGTGAGAAGATTACCAAAATGGCGTCCTCGATTGTGGATACATACGTCGTTCGTCCAACCTTTATTGAGAGCGAGACACGGTTTCGTCTTGCTCCGGAGCGGTCGGAAGGCGACTGTATCACACTCATTAATGCCAATCTTCTGAAAGGATTAGGAGTATTTGTGGATTTGGCGAAACGGTTTCCGGAACGGAAGTTCCTCGGGGTAAAACCGTACTATAATATTGTGCAGGTTCCTACTGATATTCCGAATATCGAGTGGATCGATTTCCAGGATGATATCCGGGTCGTATTGAAACGTACACGGGTACTCATTGTACCGTCGTATTACGAGAGTTGGGGACGAGTTGCGTTCGAGGCCATGTTGAATGGTATTCCGGTACTGTATGCACGACCGCACGATGAATCCACCTTCACAACCGGAAGTACGGAGGGTATGCGGGATTGGATCCAGGACAACGGTATCCAGTGTGATCGACGATCTTTGGATGAATGGGTTGCCGGAATCGTGTCTCTGGATGATCCGGATGTATATAACGATTATTCCGATCGTGCGTACAAGTGTACAAACGATATGAATATCTTTACCGAGATTCCTACGATTGAGCAAAAGTTTTACAATTATGCTGTCCGGTATGCTCCTGCATCCAAAAGCAAAACGGGGGATACCTCGAGTTCTGCACCGGGTGGAGTGCCACGATTAGTTATGCCCGGTATGATGTCTATGCCGGGACGGCGGCGTCCTGCACCATCGGCAGCTCCAGCTGCTGCTCCGATTGCGGCTCCTTCGACCGTTCCGCGGATGGGGTTTGTCGCAGGTCGTTTCGGGGTGAGGCGGTGAGGAGATTCGTAAGTCTCCGAGTCTCGGCAAGTTTCTCACGTACTTCAGGGGTTAGACCATCATCAATAACGGGAGCGACGGGAATATGTTTGTCCCCCGTAACCGTCGGAAAGTTGACGTGATCAAAGACTGCAGTGAGGACATCCCCATTTGCCGCATCCAGATAGGTTCGTGCGGTATCTTCGTCACATCCGATCATACTCATCACTTGAGTGACTTCAAACTGATTGCTCATTTTTATGTACCTCTTGTACAAAGCGTGAAAATGCGTTTCTTTGATGAACTGTGCCCCCCTGCGTTTTTGTATGCAATTTTTCTGGCGGTTCACATCGGTCTGGATGTCGCCGACATGGCGTTGATCACCGCCGCCGGTAAGGTGCTCTTTGGTGGCATCACTGTATACATCTTGGACATACTGTGTCGCCTCGATCTAGGTGTTGTATCTTGGTTTATCGTGGCATTACCGTTTATCATCACGTCTCTCGCGACGGCCGTGGCGATGGGTATTGATCTCGATCGCCAGGTATTCCAGAGGCTTACACATTAAGCACGAGACCAGTACAAATGTTTGCAACCGTTCGTTGTGGATTTCGACTTTGGATGTGGATACGCATCCAACTTCGAACTCTGTGTCCACCGAAAGCCGTTGAGTATTCTTGTTTTGCCACAAATCATATCCACTCGGATACCGGATCGCTCGTGGCGAGTCTGCAGTATATCAGTCGGAAACGACCCCACCATTCCCCGGATACGTGTGTTTGCATACAGTACAACGATGAACCTACACGTGAAACATCATATGAAGAGTTATTCCGGTGCGTTCCTCCCCCGTGGTTAGGTATTTATTGTGATGGTATCGATATGACCTCGACGGTGTTCCCGTTTGTGTCGAACGGAAATCATATTCGACCGTGTATTCTGGAATCTATTTCCAAAGGAAAGTGGACGTATCTCAGTGCTGTAACGTTTGAAGAAGAGGACTTTCCTTCCGAGGGTATTCTAATTGGACATGTACAAGGACGTCCAACGGTATCTCGAACTTGAAAAAAAGGTGAATTCTCCTCACTTTTTGTCAAGATTGCAGTGGATCGCGACATTGGTCATTCAGCCGCTGGGACATCTCTTATTTTGGATTTGCATGGTGGCATTTCCAAATGTACTTGCATATTTCGGATATGCAGAACAGCCTTCCACGCTCAAAATGATCATGTACGTTCTCAGTTCGTTTCACACCTTGTATATATGTGTTACCAGCTGGATCGATGTGGTCGAATTCTACCAGTTGGGAACACTGTTTCTCTTGGCCCACATCAAATATGCTCGTTCGGGATTTCAGTACCATATTCGATCCTCTACGCCGTCTCATACACTGTATAGATATGCTGCGGCCGCGGCATTGTCGTCTACTGCTTAAGAATATCTCCTAGATTCCCACCAAACATTCCTTGAAACGTCTTGATGAGTTCTGCACCCTGTTTCACTTGAGGTCCAAGGGCACCGAGTGTCTCGATTAGCTGTTTCTGAGTCTCCATGAGTTCTTTGGTGTCTTCGCGCATCTGAGACACCTGTTCTGGTTTCATACGTTTATATGCGTTCATAAGAGTGGTGCCCATATCTACGTGGGGTTCGGGGTCGTCGGAATCCTTCTCCTCCTTGTCTTCAAATCCTTCGCGAAGTTTCTCACCGCTGATGAAGATGACCGCCATGACGGTTCCCACTGCGAGAAGAACAGATACCACATAATTCATACGAGTTCCCCAGGCAAGTACAACGGTGACCAAGAGTAACCAGACACTGAGATATGTGAGATTACGAGACATTAGAAACAGTTCTGCACCCAGAAAAAGCACCGCCGCAAACACGGTATCGAATGTGTTCTTCATTATAGTGAATCAAGGAATTATCCATTCGATCGTACAGGATCGGGCATTCCGGCTACACCCGAGCCATTAAAAGTGTATCCTGTTCGTTGTGCACCCTGTATGAGCGGAGGGTCGAGCTGTCCAACCCGGAGTTGCACATCCGAAAGCGTTCCACCACGGTGCCGCCGCCGGGTACGCCGAGTCTTTCGACGACGTCCCCCGCTTAACGGGGTAGGTACATATGCACCTGCATTGTTTCCACCTCGGCTCGGCAGGTCTCCACCACGGTGCCGCCGCCGGGTACGCCGCCGTCCACCCGCAAACGCACCATTTTCAGCTCGATACGGATCGGCTCCCTTCGTAGGATCAAATCCATCGTAATTGGGAGTCCACAACACATTCCCGGCGTTTGCTCCTCCGTCATTGCTGAGTATGGATCCACCGAATCCGTATCCGGCACCCTTATGCGAGTGTCGACGACGATGGTGGCGATGGCGAGTCTTCATTTGTTAGTGACGTAGAAGAAAGAACCGGAGTCCACGTTCCATCCTCATTGCGTCGACAACGCAGTGTAAATGTCGGACCGAGCGTACGCAGGTATTTGGAAAGAACGAGAGTTTTCACTTGAAGATACCCATTCTCGGCGGGAATCCAGTAGACATCGGGGACATCCGTGGCAACGACGTAGACTTCATCGGTTCCCGGAGTGGATTCCACATAGATACCTCGAGCACCTTTGTCATGTGTATAAAATTCTTGACCTCGGACGTCACGAAGAGTCGCTCTCAAGAGAATTGCACACGTTTCAAACGGTGGACACGGTGTATAAAAATTGTCGTATACATTCTTCAACAGTACTTGACGGGTACTAAATGAATGCTTGTCAAATACTGTTTCTCCGTTGAACATCCATACATCCGCAATATACATTGCTGCGGTGGTTTTCTCGACACGGAACACCGTATCTTCAAAACATCGGCTATCGAATACGACACGAATAGGATAGAGAACAGGATTGGGTACTCGCGGAATATAGTAAGCTATCGGAAGTGGATTCCGAGTTAAATATAACCACCCAGGAGCTCCGTTACCTTGGGGCGCCCAAGTCCCCACCGGATTGCTTGGTAGTGTTCCGAGTTTCGACAGGCGGAGGGAGGGCTGCCACCGGGGCTGAAGGCGCTGTAACCGGCTCAACACTTGATGGATTGGCTGGGATGTCATAGGTGGGCAGTTGTATATTGGAAGGCGGGGGGCTTAAAATCTGTTGTACCGGTTGCTGAACCGGCTGTTGTGGAGGAGACGGAAGGTACACAATCTTGGGACGAGCCGGTTGCATGACTCGAGCCAACCAAAATGTCCCAATATGCAGTACAAAGAGTATACCAATTGTTCCCAGTGCTACGTACAAGAGCTCGAACAAATCCATTGTATTGTGTGTACACTTCGAGACCTCACTTTGGAACGTGAATCTCCATAAACAGATCCTCATTCTCGCTCCAGATCCGCGGCTCATTCGAATAGATGGTCACGGTCACTATTTCGGTATGACTCATGTACGGAAGATGCTGTGGATACGGCACCTCTTCCATACGGACAACACCGTCTGGCTCTGGAAAAAAAGATCGTCCAACATGTCCAACGGTATCGTAACAAGTTTTTCCACACCATATCATCGTCGTTCTATACTGTTTATGCGGTTTCGGTAGATTCTTCAAGGGAAAGTCGGATTTTGGTAGGATGTGCAGACGACGAACCTCCAGCGCCATTTGTAGATACAGCGGAAGCATTCAGTAAATGTGGCCACAGCTTGAAGAAACACGTCATCATCATCTGTGTATCGCCCATAGCACTGTGCAGCATCATTTCGACCGGTGGATCACGATGAAAGACACCCTGATACAATTCGAGAAGCCTAGGAGGCTTGAACTTTCCCGGATACCGACTCGGAAGTTTCAGAAGTGGAGTACTCTCATTCATCGTACAGAAGAGCCGTTTCTTGAACGTCTCCATGGTTTGGCCGTACCCGAGTCTCCAGTATAGAGCGTTATCAATCACGTTCTTATCGAACTCCATATTGTGTGACACGACCACATCTGCTTTGAGCACGGCGTCAATAAACCGATTGATCACCATCTTGAGCGGTGATCCTGTCCGGGTGCCAATCTCATTCGTAATATGATGAACCATCGAGGCCGCTTCGGGTATCTTCCACTCCGAAGGTTGGACAATATGGTACTCGGAGGTCAGACAGCGCCCGGTTTCATCCGTGAGAATCCATGCAATCGATACCAGGTCGGGCCAGTTGTTTCGAAGCTTAGGGGCCGGAATACGAGTGGCTGGAAGACCGGTTGTCTCGGTATCGAAGAAAAGAAGGTATGCCATTACTCTCTGTTCTACGTCGAGACCCCTGTATACGTTTTACACGGTTTACACGGTTTACACACACATAAGAATGTACGCAATCACGGCAAACACAATCGAGTGTATCACGAGACCAACCCCCGTTGGCTTTCCGGATATGGCGATCTCGAGACCCACCGCCCGAAAGACGGAATCCACTAACGTGTAGGTGATAGGGTTTGCGATCACATAGAACAGTAACCCGGTAAAGGCGGCGATATACAGTTTGTTGGCCATTTGTTATCTGGACGAGAAGTTGTTTCGAGTATTCTGAATGGTCTCTAGCCATCGGGGTATGCCGGTCATGACGTTGGATATTTCGAGTTCGTTCTTCTTGGCGGGTTCGCGAGTATCCAGAGATTGGCTCTCGGTCACAAACAGAATCGCGGTCAATAAGAAGGTCTGACGACTTTTCGATACGGACGGTTCCCAGTGAAGACAGTACATTTTTTCGAGGGAGGCAATGTATTCTGACGGCCCCGAATACCGCCGGATCACGTCCCAGAATAACCATACAATGTTTCGTGAATACTTGTCGAGAATAAGCTGCCCGGGACGAGGAGCCAAGGAGAGGGTTTCTTTGGATTGTTTCTTTTTTTCACGAGCAAATGCGAGTATCCACGACATCCAGTACATGGATCGGAGTGTGTCGCGACTTTGGACAGCAAAACATAATTCATTGACGGGTATCGCTAGTTCGAAGGGGTCTTCGGATTTGAGAATACCGTCGGCAAAATGTTGAGACGTGGCCCGAACATTCTCACGAAGGGTGGTGGGATGGAAATCGTGTTCAGGTTTGATACGAGGTAGGGTGAGAGGTTTCTGTTTTCGACATCCCGAGATGGCACACGCCGCTTCACATACTATGTTCCTGGCGTCGGAGCGATTACGGATATCGGTCATTTGTGCCACTGTAAATTGATCCTGAATAGAGCGAAAGGCTTCATACTGTGAAATAAGGTATACAAATATGTTGGGACATGCTCGATGAACGGAAATCGATGCAGATTCAAATAGAGTTATCCAGAGGGAATGCACGAGACCAGAACACAAGAGTTCAAGACTCCAATAACAAGCATAATCGGCGTGACCTAGCTGGATGCTCTCCGAAAGAGATTTCACGGCAAGTTTCCGAGAGTGACCTGAAAACGTAAAATCTTGAAAGTCTTTGACGCTACGTGAATCCACAATGTTCATTATCTATTGATTTAACCTACTGAGAAAGCGAAAGAGGAAGGATTTTCCCGCGGAAACGACTTTGACCTTGACTGTTGATGGGGTATTTGGTCTGTAATGTTGAACCCTGAGTGTCATACGTCGAATACAATTTGAGCTTGATCGATGTATTGGAGGATAGAAGTCTCGGTATGTTTCCATATACTGGAACAGACACGTGCGGTCCAGTTGCGTATATGATATAATTCGACGGATTTGAAGATCCGGAATATGCATTCGATGCCGTAGAAATATCGAGATAGTATTCGGTCCCTCCACTAATACTGTAAGTACAGAAATTGAGGGTTGGCACGGCCGGAGGAGCTTTGATATTCGAGACGACGTCTGCAGACGTATCTAACGAGAACGAAATATAGCCATCGATATTCGCATATGTAGATCCAAACCAATTGGAGTTGAGAACGACGGAGCTTAATGTGAAAATAGGGGTAAACGATGCGGAAACTGGAATTGTGCCGGTCAAACTGTATCCTGATATCGACTGGGATAATGTATAGGTTGCACTGTACGGAAAGCTTGTAGGATATGCCACGAATGTCTGTCCGAGACTTACCGACGCAGTATACACTCCGGCGGTTGGCCCGGCCTTATACGACAAGGAAAGCACGGCAGTGGTAGCATTGTATCCTAAATTTACCTTATTGAAGCTTCCATCGAGAAGATACGATGTAAATCCGGTGGACGGTTCCTTGAACGCGAGGGCGGTATCGGATGCGTTTACGCTAATGATGAAGTCACCAGGACTCACGACAAAACTGTTTGCGTAGACAGATCCACCTCCAATGACATGAATTCCGGATGCGTCGACATAGTAGTTACTGTTGTAATAGAATTCAGAACTGGCATTGTTGTACAGTGCAAGTTTGCTTCCCGAGATAGACGCAAGTTGCCGAACAGGATTCACATAAAACCCGGACGTGGAGGATGTGAGCCCATTTGTAGCCAAGACTATCGAATTGGATGCGGTGGATGTCGCGCTGTTCCCGATACAAATGGTATTCGATGGAAGTGCATTGCTTCCGGCATTGGAACCGATGGCAATCGAGTTGGATCCCTGATTGGAAGCACCCGCATTATTGCCGATGGCGATTGCGTTTGTACCTTGATTATTGGAACCTGCTTGGTAACCGAGTGCAAGACTCTGTATTGCCTGAGATAGAGAACCTGCCTGGAAACCGATGGCGATAGCACCGCTTAGCTGATTCGTTCCACCGGCAGTTGTACCGATAGCAATACGGTGGGGTTGCGCAATTCCCGTGAGTGCAGAAAGTGAAGCCTGGTATCCGATGGCAATCGCACTCGGGCACATGTTCGATAACCCTGCTTGGTATCCGATGGCAATCGAGTTGGACTGCTGATTGGATAACCCTGCTTGATTTCCCAACGCAACCGAATCCGCCCCCTGTATGGTGAACCCAGCGCTCACACCGATAGCAATAGCATTTGACCTCTGGTTACTGTATCCGGCAGTGTTACCGATAGCAATAGCATTCGAGCCCTGTGTCGTGTTTGCAGCACTAATACCAATTGCAATATTTCCATTCGTGGCACTTGCCGATTTGAGTTGCAGATTGTTGAATGTTAGAGCAGTTATACCGCCGTTGCTTACGGTTAGGTTGTTATAGAGAGTTGTACCAAGCTGTTGAGCGGGTACATAATTTGTCAACCCAATACCACCTCCATACGTGGATGGAAAATAGAACGCACTGGGACCACATTGGGTATTCGCGTTGACGAGAGTTAACGCCCCGGCATTACGCTGTATACACGCATAACGTCCTGCAGTGCCATTCGTTGTAGTTGCACCGTCACAGTATAGTATACAATTTGTGAGGGCTAGATAGTTTGCATAGCTTATGCTATTCACTTGCACACAGCATTTATTTCCACCCAGATCTGCAGTGGTATTTGTGTACGCAATCGTAGAGTAATTCCACGATGCGAAGTTTCCAATACCTCCACCTAAATAAATAATTGGAGACGGTGATGAGCTCGACGTTTGATTCACAACTGTTGTATATGCTAATGATACTTTTGAGATACCTGCAGTGGTTATGAGACTATTTGGGTTTGTGGAATCGACTGTTACGACGGCACAGTTATTCAACGTTGCGTTGACATTGCTTAACGTAATTGCGTTGGATGTGGCTGCAGCAACTAGAGTATAATCAAATTCTAAATTATAGATTGAAGAACCAGATGCAGCAATCGGAATCCCCGTAGAATAACCAATAACGCAGTATACCACATAATATCTTAGATTGGGAGACGTATTGCTATTATATACCACATTTGGAATACCGAATCCGGTAAGTTGAACCAGACCATCGCTTAGACCGGTCGACACGTTTGTCGTAACAACGCCGCTGATGGTTACAGACACTGGACTTGCATCATTTCCTTGGAGAATTATGTTATTTCGGGTTACAGTAGGGCTTTCATTGTAGACACCGGGTGCAACATTAATACACACGTATGTCGAATCACTCACGTTGGTTGTGACCCATGAAAGCGCATAACTAATTGTTTTCCAAGGGGTTAATATAGATCCGATCGCAGAATCAGACCCATCGATTGCACTAACATAATAGTTGTACCTATTCTGAGTCGACACATTACCTGACAGACTGTACACATCACCCGACAGAGTGTCTACAGTTCCCGACAGAGTGTCTACAGTTCCCGACAGAGTGTCTACAGTTCCCGACAGAGTGTCTACAGTTCCCGACAGAGTGTCTACAGTTCCCGAGAGAGTGTCTACAGTTCCCGACAGAGTGTTTACATCACCCGACAGAGTGTTTACATCACCCGACAGAGTGTCTACAGTTCCCGAGAGAGTGTAGACAGCACCCGACAGAGTGCTTACATCACCCGAGAGAGTTTGCAAGTCACTTGAAATATTTGAAATATCATTATAACTTGTAGTATCGTATGTCATCTCTTGTGTTGTCGTATCCCATACGACCATACCGTTCGTTACGGAGCTCTGAACAGGTCGCATCGTTCCAATCATAAATGACGAACTTGCTACCGGATTGATATCCGAACCTGTGCTATTCAAAATGGTATAATTGTTATACGCACTTATATTATAGGGCCCCGCTCCGCTACCAATGGCTATCGAGTTTGCTCCTTGACTTATATTTCCCGCTCGTGTACCAATTGCGATTGCATTTGACTGCTGATTTGAAAATCCGGCACTATTTCCAATACCAATGGCTTCAGAGTGTTGATTGTTGCTTCCTGCTCCAACTCCAACTGCAATGGCGTGATCTTGTTGAAAGTTTGTTCCTGCATTCAGACCAATTGCAATAGCATATTGTTGTTGGTTGTACTGTCCTGCAGTGAATCCGTACGCGATTGCTCCATATAGCTGACTAATATTTCCAGCAAGTTCACCTATCGCAATTGCATTTCTTTGTTGGTCATACTGACCTGCACCACTTCCAAACGCAATAGCGTGTGGAATCTGGTTACTCTGTCCTGCATAAGGACCAATTGCAATAGAGTTATTTCCTTGACTTATATTTCCGGCATTTGTACCGATTGCAATCGAATCATTGCCTTGGTTGCTTACTCCGGCGAATTTACCAATAGATACCTCCGTATCTCCTACAATCCAATGTACTCCGTTCCAGTAAAGATAATCTCCATAGTTCGATCCTCCAGATAACGCATTAGAATATACAAACCCAGACAGATTGCTTACAGTTCCCGACAGAGTGTTTACAGTTCCCGACAGAGTGCTTACATCACCCGACAGAGTGTTTACATCACCCGACAGAGTGTTTACATCACCCGACAGAGTGCTTACATCACCCGACAGAGTGTTTACATCACCCGACAGAGTGTTTACATCACCCGACAGAGTGCTTACATCACCCGACAGAGTGTTTACATCACCCGACAGAGTGTTTACATCACCCGAGAGAGTATAGACAGCACCCGAGAGAGTGTTTACATCACCCGACAGAGTGTACACAGCACCCGAGAGAGTGTCTACAGTTCCCGACAGAGTGTCTACAGTTCCCGACAGAGTGTACACAGCACCCGAGAGAGTGTCTACAGTTCCCGACAGAGTGTAGACAGCACCCGACAGAGTGTTTACATCACCCGAGAGAGTGTTTACATCACCCGACAGAGTGTTTACATCACCCGAGAGAGTATAGACAGCACCCGATAGAGTGTTTACATCACCCGACAGAGTATAGACAGCACCCGATAGAGTGTTTACATCACCCGAGAGAGTGTCTACAGTTCCCGACAGAGTGTAGACAGCACCCGACAGAGTGTTTACATCACCCGAGAGAGTGTTTACATCACCCGACAGAGTGTTTACATCACCCGAGAGAGTATAGACAGC